GCATTTGTGACTCCTTTTCTAGGTACTATTTTGTTATTTTATTTTCATGCCGTAACGGTAGTTTTGCGGATTTAGGATGAAGTCGTTGTCTTCTTGAGGGGGCCCGATAGGCTGCCTCGGAGCCATCCTAGGATCTTCCCGTCCTTGGTAAGAAGGCCCCTGCCCAGCAGAAGGATCTTCTTCTTCCACCCCCTGATTCGCTCTCTTAAGATGCTCTCTAAGAATTTCGTCTGTAGACCCACCCCCCGAACCACTAATATATTTTAACGCATTCATCGCCTCAAGGGCTACGGCTGCGCCTAAGAATTTTTTGTTGAGTATGGCTTTTGGGGCCCCGGCCGCCAGCATGCTTCCAACACTCCCAAAAAATTGATCCATAGCGTCATGATTTTCTGGGTCTCCTCCCATCCCAAGAATTCTTTGCAGAGCATTAGAAACATGAGCCCCATAATAATTTCCGCCAACTCCTAATGCCAGTCTACCGGGACCGCTCTCCGCCAAAGGAATGCTCTTTTTTAATAAAGAATCAAATTTATCTGTAAATGAAGGGTTTATCGGGGGAACAGCGGCGGCTGTCGGCGGAGCGGTAGCTGCTGCTGTCGAAGAAGGTGCATTTAGATTGCCTAAGTTTATTGGAAGAGAAGATGTTGGAGGTGGGGGAGGAGGTGGTGGGGGAGGAGGGGCCGCCCCGCCACCACCCCCAGAAGAAGAGGAAGACCCCCCGGTTGGCATATTATTATTCCTAGTGGAAGCCACAGACTGATTATACGTGCCAACAGATCCGTTAAGATAATTAGTCACGGATTCTTTCTGCGAGTCAGTTAGCCTATTCCAATCAGACCCACCCTCATTATTACCCTGCTGAATACTATTTAAATATAGGTCTATTAGTTCCTGTGCTGCCGAGGGTTTAGCGTAATGAACGTCTCTAAGAGGGGAGTTATCTCTTATATATTGCATAAAAAAGGCGAATTCATTATTGTTCACTTGAAGGACTCCTTACTTAGCAATTGTCAAACTTCCCAGGGCATTCTCTTCTTCTTCTGGGGCTGCATAGGGTCTAGATCGTTTAACAGCCTGTAGACTGGGGATTCTCGTTCCTCGATGTATGGCTTCGGAGCCGGAGTATCTACTCCCTTAGTCAGCACGTCGTACCAAGGTCGAAGGGCGTCGTAAGCCATATAAGCAATGTTAAGGGGAGCCATCACCTTAGGGGCTAACACCTCTGCCCCTAAGAATCCTACCCCACCCAACATCTTAGCATAATCAGTATCTATTTTGTGCCCTGAGTACTCGTTTAAAGACTCTCCTAGACCACTGCCCATCAGAAGGCCTCCAAGACCAGGAAGTTTATTCAGAGCCCAGCCGAGCACTGCACCTTCCGCTGCGCCCTTACCGAAGCCGAAGAGTGCCTGGCCGACATCTCCTCCCGACGTCTTGTACTCTTTTCCAGCCTCCCCAACACCCATCAACCCAGGGAAGGTAAGAGAATGTACGTAGTCGCTGTACGGAGCATACTTTCTCCCGGTAGTCTCCTCTAAGTACTTACGATAGCCGCCAGCTACACCCTCTGCTAAATCCTTAGCATCTTCTAAGCCCTGATTCGTCATACCCATAAACCCAGCACTACTGCTTCTATCGCCAGATTTAAAGACTCTCCGGGGGGGAGGCTTGCTAGGATCAGCCGGAGGTTCCTCAGAGATACCCGGCCCAACCACCTCTGTTGGAGTTAATATTGCCCCCCGCTTGCTGGGGGGAGGGGTAGGCGACTCTTGCGGAGCTCCTTGCGCCTCTAGGCTCTGTCTTACTAGGTCTGTTGCTTCTCTCTGTATCCGCTGCGCTTTAAGGCCCTTACCTGAATCTCTTTCGTTTCTTTGTTTGCGGAGGACGTTTAGGATCTCATCATAGGTAATATTTTCACCCTTATTAATAAGTTCTGCTCTAAACGACTCCTCAAGAAGAGGGTTATGTATTTGATCCCCTCTGAAGCGCTGCTTGGTTTGTCGATCCAACTTCCATGGTTGATCTATGTCCCGTAACTGGCTAAAAAATTCATTTGGGGTGATTCTCTGACTTCCTCTAGAGAAATTAGGATTATTTTTTCTAGCAGCAGTTTCTTTATTGTCCATATCTTCCTGAATCTTTTCAAGAAGCCTTTCCCCCTCCACCCCCATTTTGCCTAGCGTGTCAATAATTTCTTTAGGAATATTTACGTAATATTTAAAATTATTATTAATAAACGGAAAAACCTCGGGACGACTCGGCGTTTTCCCTTCGAGAGAGTTAAGATACTCGCTTCTTACGCCTAGAGGAATAGAATCCCACCTTTCTACAAGGTCTCTATCTCCTTTGGATGACATTAGACTTTTTGACATCTCCGGCAGCCAGGACGGTACTCCGAGTGAGGGGGCTGACGTGGCAGGAGATGTACTGGGCTGTTGCGCGACCCCGCCTTCTTCGGGACGAACTATCGTCATGGGCACGCCTCGTAAACCCCTAGCACCCTCCGTAGTTTCCACCTGTCTAAAGTACTCGGCAAAATCTTGAATAGTCGGAAGATTGGTCTCTGAAACATCGTTTCTGAGACTTAAGAACTGGTCTAGCACCCCTAATGATTTTTGGTTGTTTTTTATTTTTTCGGCCGCCTCTTTTATCCTCGGATCTCTAGACGACACCCAGTTTTCTATCACAGCCTCTCGAATCTTCTGTACGTCTTCGGGAGACCTAGACGCCTCCGCCTCGGCCGCACGAGAAGAGCGGTATTCCGAAAGAACGCGCTCGTCTTCTGCTATAGCTTGTTTAATAGTAGTAATATCTTGGCTATTTGGATTGTTTGTCTCAAGGACAGCTAATTTTTGTTTGTTCTCCTCTATTCTTTTTTGAGCTTCTATCTCCCCCATCCCGCCAGAAGTGGTGAACGTGCGCTCTCCGCCAGGACGCTGTTGGCCTTGCTGCTGCCCCCGGAGGCGTGCGGCATTAAGAACACGAAACCTTCTCGCTTGGTCCGCAGGTTCCCGGTCCACATACGTGTAAAACTCTTTTACCGCATCTACTCTTTGCTGGTATTTTTGTTGGGATTCTTTTTCCCCCCGCGAAGGAGTATAACGACGATTCATGCGGGCGGCATTGACAATGCCTCCTACATCTTCTACCTCAAGGGTCGACCTCCTATCGCCCCAAAAAGCCCTAGTGTTCTTTTTTTTGTTTTTAATGTGTTTGAAATATTCTGAATAATACTCTGGGAGAGTTGTCTCTATCTCTCGAATAAGATCAGCGCTAAAGTTCTCTGGCCACCCCCAATCTATTTCTGCTCGGAGTTTGGCTACTTCATCGTTGCTTATAGTTCTTCTAAAATCTTCCGCATCTATCTTATTTATATCTACGTTGTTTATGAGCCACTCTTTGTTTTCGTCTGTAAGCCCGGACCCTTCAAGATGGGAGTTCATTAGCTGTTTTATTTCTTCTTTGTCAGCGGCATTACGTGTGCTGTCTGACTTTGGAAGAAGCCAACTAACAGAAAAACGACTCGAGGCTTTGCCAACGTTCTTAGCGGCGTTCTCTTTACGCCGTTGCTCTAGTTTGTATATCTCGTCTTCGCTCCCAAGGATACTTATAAGATTATTGCGATATGTCTCTAGTTCAGCAGTTTTTTTGGTTATTTCGTCCTGCACTCTATTTTTTTCTTGCTCATCAGTAATAGACGTTAATGAGTTTTTAAGACTACTGATCTCTTTTTCAGTCTGGGCAAAAAGAGGAAGTTCTCTCTCTATCACCCGCTCGGGCCGATTATAGCTAGCGTCATTAGTACGAACGCGATGCCCCTCTTCTTCAGAGGTAAGACGCGAAAAGAACTCGTCTCTCGTAAGGCCCATACCCAGTTCTCTTTTAGCCTCTTCTGGTAAAGCGTCAAAAGAACTAAATAAATTATTTACTGCTTTTTCTACACGACCCCTAATTTCTCTGGTTGCGCCCCGACCACTGCCGTATTCATGTTGAGCATCTAGATACTCCGCAAGACTACGTTTAAACACTTCTCGAGGGTCTTTAGAAATAGAAAGAGGATCCGCTACAACTTTTAATTTGCCCAAATGCGGGCCCATTCCCTTTTGAGCGCTTCTTCTTCGCTGCTCGAGGGCTGCGGGAATGTGATCGGCTACGTCTCTTTTTTGACGGATGGCCTTATTTTTTGTTTGCTCTTTCTGATTTTTTATTATCTGACTCGTCTTTTTTATCAGGGATTCGCCTATATTTTTGTTGTATTTAGTAATGTCACTAAAAAGATTGCTTACAACCTCTCCCCAAGTAGTTGGCTTCTTAGAAGAGTACCCTTGTCTTTCTCTTACCTTATCGGCGTGTTCTTCCAAGAATACATCAAAAGCCTGCTCAAAAGTAAGTTTACTTAGCTTGCTGGCTTTTTTTTCTTTGGTAGTGACCGCGTTTTCTCGTTCAAACGACTCTTTTGCTTTTTCGTATAACTCTTCTACAGTCTTATCGGAAGCACCCTCGAGAGTCGCGTCAAGAAACTCAAGCATAGCTCCGTATCCTGGCAGGTCGGAAGCGCGTCTTTTCGGGCCCCCGACAGGAGACTCCGTAATCCTTGACTGCTCAAACAAAATACCACCCAAACCCCCAGGAACGTTCTCAGGCGTAATCCTATCTTCTGGAAAATTATCACTACTTTTTTCTTTTATCTGTTCTTGAAGTTTTTCGTATTCTTCTTTAGTCAGGTCTTCAAGAACCGAGGTCTGAATTTCTTTTATATTTTTAGTGTTTTGTTTATTTTTTTCTGCGGTTTCAATCTTTTCACGTTCGCGGAATGTACGCCTAGCGTGCTCTGGGTCCGCACTAGCGGGAGGAACCCCATAAATCTCGACCAATCTCGTCAGTTCCGACTTAATGTCTTCTATTTTGTCGTCTATCTCTTCTACTCTCTTTTTTTTGTTTTTGTCGTTTTCATACCCTTTCTTTTCTTTCTCGAGGTTTAGTCTTGTCTGTTCTAACTCTACTATTCTTTCTCTTGCCTTTTCGTCGTTTTGTTCGGCTCCTTCGCGTATCTTTTTGACAAGATCAGAAGAAGACTGTCCTAGTGAGATTGGTGAGATCGTGCCTAAACTGCGCGCCTCTATCTCTGTGTCGCTAGCGCGTGCTAGTCTAATTGCTTCTTTTATTATCTGGTTGTTCGCCTCAATTACCCTGTTGTCTGCTTCAAGCTGCTTGTTCAGGTAGTTTGCCAGTGCGGCAGTTATTTTTGATGTGTTATACGTAGATACGCCCGGATTATCAGAAACAAAGTTTTTTAGGTTGAGCAACTCTGTATAGAACGTACCAAAGGCCTTATTTGCGTCCGCTTGTGCACGGCCTATCGAAGAGGCGCTTTTGTCCCTTATATTTTTAAGTTGGTTACTGTTGCGTCGTAAAGACCGGATCACGGCCAGCTCAAGAGATGCAGAACTTCCCCTCTGCTCGGCTATAAGGGCCCTCTGCTGCGCTGGGGTGAGTTCCTTAAATTCTTCATCAAATTCTTTTGAAACCTTTTCGGCCTCCGCCAGGGTCGATAACTTTTCTTCCGCAAGAGTAGTGGCCTCATTCGTTTGTAGTTTGTTTTGTTCTATACGGTCTGCAATGCTCCTTAAGGTATCTCCTAAGTATCTTACTCTCTGGGTGGGATCCGAAATGTCTCGGTACTCTCTTCTACTAAGCTCCGGATCCCTAAAAAACAGGTCAATAAACTCAGCAGAGTTTCTCAGGGCCCCAGGAGATACTGCCCTGCCTGAGGGATCTCTCCAAGTAATATTAACAATCCCTCCCGCGCCTGCGTGCGTAGCGTAATCCCCCGGCGCGGTTTTAAACCTATTCGGATCGTTACTTTCTTTTTCCGCCAGCGCACTGCCTAAAGTATCAAAAAAATCTTGCCCGAGTTCGCCCAGACCTCTAAAACTAGAGGACCTAAGACTTTCTAGTTTTTTCGCCTCGGCTATCTCCTCCTCTGTGGGAGGGTCGTCCCCCCTTAAGCGGACAGGTCCACGAGCCGCTGATCTGACTCTAGATTTGACGTTCCCCGCCCGGTCAGATCGAAGATCGTCTAGGTCGTCTAATGAATCATCGTTTAAAAAATCTCTTTCTTCTTCGCCGTCTATTTCGGTGTCTTCTTCCGGAGATTCGTCACTATCTGTATCAAATTGCTCCCCCATCCGGTCGTTATAGAGAGATTCTCGCGCCGCTGCGTCCTCCTTCGAGGAGACTGAACGGTCGAGCAGCGAGTCCGGAGGGGCCTCCGTAAAACGATCTGTGTCTAGAACAAAAGCTGTCTGTACTACGTTCCGCCGACCACCGTCGTCTGCTTCTTTTTGTGAAGTTAATTTTTCTACCTTCACCCCGTCAATAGGTCGCCAAATAGAAACACCGCCAAAGTAACGAGAAGAATTGGAGTACTCTCCCCCCAAACGACTATTCGGCTCGACGTCGGGACGAACAAACACTAGCCTAGATCGGCCCGTAGTACCTTCTCTTGGGGCTTTTTCTCCAAGAGAAACCTCTACAACGGCTGTCCTATAAATCTCATCCCCCTCGGCCCGACCTACTCGAATCAGAGGACCGGGCTCGACGGAAAAGTTTTCCCTAAACGTAAGGAGATTGTTTTCTTTATCTTCACCCAAAAGCTCGTATAATTCTGGATGCTTTTTAAAGACCTCTGCGTTTTCTGAGTTTACTTCGTATGTCTCGCCCGGAGGAAGCTCTCTTAGTCTAGGTAGCTTTTTTTCTGTTTTCGCTCTTTTTTGCTGGGCTACCCTTTGTCTGGCTTCCGCCAGGAATCTATCCACATGAGAATCACGGGAAGAAGTAGCAGTCGAAGTGGACGGACTCCACTTTTCCGATACCACCCCCTTAGGGCCGACTACGATAAGGTTTCTTTTTAGTTTATTTTTGGCGGCGTCGATTGCGTGGCTGGTCCCGCCAAAGCCCCGCCCATCCGAGAAAGCCAAGGCCAGATCGACACCCCTCATGATGGATATGTTTCTTCCGTTGGCCGCGTCAGCGTAATCTCTTCTGTTGTTATTATAAGACTCAAAAATAGTCCCCCCCAGGTCGTTGGGCCCTCGAGGAATCGGAAACAATTTAATTTCTACATTGTTTTTCTTAGCCCAGTCGTGTGCATACCTATCTACCCCTCCGCCTGGAGACTCCCCTAGATTGAGGACTAAGACCCGCCCCTTTTCTTCGACTTTTTTTAAAAGGTCGTCAAGAGTACTATTTACCACTTCTTCGCTTATTCCCGGCCATTGTATTCCATCCCTAGTCTCTGGCCCCCTATGCCCAGAAATACCAACAACATACTTTTCTTTGTTGGTATTGCTTGGTCCAGGCTCAGAAGTAGGTCCAGGCTCAGAAGTAGGTCCAGGCTCAGAAGTAGGTTCATCTTCGCCCGTAACACGGACATTATTCTGTTGGGAGTCTCCGCTATTTTGTGTCATTACCGTGGCCCTCTCCTTGCCTTCTTCTGCTTTTAAACTTCCCAAAAAGAGTGATTATTGCCGTAGTCTTCTTCGACACTCTCGTCACCGATATTTAAAACATGCGGAGGAATGTAATCGCCGGCCTGCTCTAGCGCCTTGATAGCCAACCCAAGAGCAATGACAAGATCGTCATGAGTTCCCTTTTTAGCCCCCATACCCCCGTCTCCGAGGTTTGCGAACACCTGCAATTCCCTGAGGAGGTCGATAGAACGGAGCACTAGTCTAGGGGCCCTTCTCTCGTCCATAACCGTTTTGAAAAGCATTCTTCCGGCCCCGCGCATGATCTCTCTCTGCATCTCACCAATCAGGACGGCTTTTGTCTTGTAGTTCATCTCCCACCCAAGGGCAGGGGCTAGTTTTTGCTTTTTTATGTCGTCGATTTTTTCCCATCGGCCTATCAGAGGGTATTGTACCTCTTTGAACCTCTTCTGTATAGCGTACCCAGCCCCCTGACCCCCTACCTCAGGCATGATCATTGCGGTGTTGTAGTAGTGCCCAAGATTCACCATCTCGTCCGCAAAGTCAAAAGCAGCAATAACCCTACTATTATATTCAGCAACCTGGTGCATCTCTTTTGAGAGTACTACGCCTGCACAGAAGTCGGCATCCGACGCCGCTACTGCGTCATCTAGGTCTGCACCCGTAAGACCCTCCTCTGCCGCCTTACCAAGGGCCGCGTCACACCCTATCCCGTAAACCATCCCTTCCCGAGGAAACTCCCAGATCGTCAACGGTCCGTTAGGGTCCTCTACAAAATAAGGACGCCGGATCATGCCGTTGTCTGGGACAATGAGCTTGCCCGTCCTACCGTTTTTAATCGTGTTCTCCCGATACCAGAGAAGAGACTGCTTATCAAACACTGTCTGGCCTGCGGCGGCAAAAGCCTCGTCTACGGTTGGCGCATATTCAAGGTCAAAGATGGCCTTATTTCCCTGACACTTCTCTGCGAGGGCTTTCCTGCGCCATGAGATGTTCCCCCAACTTATCCCCTTCATCTTTTGACGTAGAGACTTCTCATACTCGTCGGCAGACCCTGCGATCTCCATCATCTCTTCGTGGGTCAGATTATGCTCGTAATCGAGCCAAAAGGGCAGAAATATGGGGCACCATTCGGGAAGGTCGTTAGACCCCTTGAGCTCTGTCTGGCGGTCTCTGGCACGCATAAACTCGTCATAGAAGTACCCGTCAGCACCGTTCGACGTAGACTCAATGAACGCATACGTCTCCGGCTCCGAGGGGATGCACTGAAGGATTGATCGGGTCGTAGCGTAAGCGTCGTTCCACAAAGCCACCTCCGTTAGATGGGCGCACTGATAGTGAGAGCCTCTACCAATGTGGACGTTCTTCGCCGTACCGATCTCTACGCCAGACATCAGCCCAGGATGGTAAAGACGAGTCGTCTCATCCGGGTTACCCATGATAAGCATCCCCTTGGTACGGCGATACTTCAAAGGACGCAGATTCTCCGGGAGAGTCTCGTAGTACAGTTCGGTCATGTTGAAGATTTTTGTAGCAGACCCGGACTCAAAGGAAACGATACGAGCATCCGTGTGCTTCCAAAAACGCATGCGCCAAAAAATGAGAGCCTCGATCAGCGTAGAGATGCCCACCTGACGAGCTTTCAGTACAATGAACCTTACCGGCTTCCTCTTCTCTCGATACTCTTGAATTTTTGCATGCACGATTTGCTGACCGCGATTAAACTTAAAGTCAGTAATCTTTCCCTCTTTTGTGTTGATTTTAAGATACTGCTCAATGAACGGCCGAGGATCTGATTGAAAAACCTTAAGGGCTGCGGCGTCTTCTGCCGAAGATAGAAAAGGATTCACTACGTTGTCCGACTGCCGCCATGCGAGTTCCATCGGAGTCAGTTTACTTAGGGCTTTACCGGGCATAACTAAAACTCCGTCTCTTCCATGGAGGCTTCTAAGTCTGCCTGCAGTCCGCTGGTGAGGACTTCACGATAGTCCATTGGACGATAATCAACAACCATCTGATGAAAAATATTTCGAGTGTCGTCTACATTGTTAGACTTCGACATTTCTTCTATCGCCTTTTCTGAAAGGTCCTTTCTAGGCTTAGAAGATTTGTCAAAGTCAGTCATTATCTTGTAGATGAACTTGTCTTCTTCTCTTAAGTTAGCGATTTCCTTGTTTGGAAAATCTTCATCTAGTCCTTGTTTTAGTCTTCTTTGGCGTCTTGAAACTTCTTCCGATATCTCCTCTCTACGCAAAAGAGAGCGCTTTAATATTCTTAAAATCTCAATCTTCGCGCTCTCTATTGTTAGTTCTTCTGCAGCAGACAAGTACTGCCTCTGCACCTGGGAGTACCTCTTTATCATCTCCCTTGAATCGATGATTCCGAGTTTGTCTGCAATCTCGTGAGGTTCGAGCCCTTGAGCGAAATAAATTTCAACCATCTTCTGGATTTCGTCTCGAAAATTCCTCACTACAGGACGTAGCGAGGTCTCGGCTGTCGTAGGTTTTATTCTTATCTTCTTCATACATCCACCCAGTTATCTACAAGACTTCTTCCAGCCATGGCTTCTTCGTTTATCTTTTCATAGAAGTCGTCGTCAGCCATAGAGATGGCTACAGGTACAGGTCGCTTTCTTGCATACTCTTCGCTAGGGGGAGGGGGTGGTGGAGATTCTCGATTATAGGCCGAGACGTACTGAGCTAGGTTTTCCATCTCGGGGAAGTCGTTTGTCGGCTTAGGATGCACAACCGTACTTGAAGATTTTTTTTCGCGTATCTCGTCTACAAACAGCAAAGCATTCCTGGCGTTGTCTATCGTAAAAGCCTTGAAAATGTTACCAGCAACAAACCCAGCAAGCATTACGCCCGCCCCCATAAGGAAATAACTTTTTGGACTAGTGCTCTCCATTACCTACCCCTTCCCCAGATCGTCAATCTTTTTTTCTATCCTAGCCAGACCCTCAGCAATAAAGTCTGCGCTTATGCTGTTGTTGATTTTTCTTCTTATGATTTCGCTTACCGAGGTGTTTTCTTTTTCAGCCTCTTTCTTCAGCAAGAGAAATTCTTTTGGCTCTATACGCATAGTTACTGTCGTTTTCATTAGGAGCCCTCTGACTCGGGTAGTAGGCTGACCACATTAGGGTCATACATACTCAAAACATAGCGATGAATTTTTTTCTCTTCTCTGTTGTACACCCATAGTTGGTCTTTTGGAATTTTTTTCTCTGTCTGAATTATAGACCCTCCAAGCTGAAGAAGTACGTCTTTTGAGGCGCAGCATGGTAGGGAGTCAGAGATGTCGTCCGGAGACCGTCCATCTCGCTGCTGGCAGGAGACGTGTACCTGAGACTTTGGGACTACGTATCCAGGCATAGTGTCGGTAACTTGCAACCCGCACAGAACACAGTTTGAAGAAAACATTATCTTCCAAAAGTCCTTTTGTATTCTTGAGTGTCTTCGTCCGAACGAACCGTCCCTATCGCTGTCTTCTTCGCACCCCTCATCTGGGTTTCTAGGTTTGAATCTCTATAAATACGGGGAGGGTTTCCTGCCTGCATCCTTAAACCGTCAAACAACTGCCGGGCACAATTAACAAACTCCTTTTTGCACACTGCGCACAAACGAAACTCTTCGTCAGCAATGTAGATTAGAGACAGGTCTCTAATCGGTACTTTGACTTCTTTGAGGCATACCTCACATCTCCGGAGGTCGTTTTCTTTATGATACATTTATTTCCTTCAACTTGCTTTAAGATAGAGGCTCGCTTCTTTAATATTTTTCTAGCCTCGTCTTGATTCCCCATCACTAAAAAATACCTAGCCCACTCGACGCATAGCGAACAAAATTCTACTAGCTCTTTACTGGACCATTCGTGACCAGACTGCCACCTCTTTAAAAGCCTCCAAACCTTATCGGGGTCTGGATGGTGGAAAGAAAAAGGCACTACTTCTTTCTTCCTCTTCTAGGCTTTGTGGCCTCTGCCTCCGCTACAACCATTGCCGGAGGGAGGAGATCTTCCAGTACGACCTGCGGGCCGTTATCGATCTCGAGTGTGCCGGGGGTGCCGACAATCTCAAGGCCATCAATCTCCTCGTCATCATCCTCTTCCTCGTCTTCTTCCTCGATGTCAGAATCTTCTGGCACAACTGGCTCCTCGGCAACTACGTCTTCTTCACTAATAGGTCTTGTTTTAGGGGCGGGTGCTGGGAAAAGCTCTAGTGAAATTCCTTCAACAACAGCCTTTGCACCTTTTTCAAGGTCTACAGATTTGTTTTGTGTTTTTGTTTTATGCGCCTGGTCTAGTAGCTGCGGGAGTAGGGATACAGCAGCTAAGAGCACCCCCTCAGGAACTTGCGTCCAATGTGGGAATTCCCCCGGTCCGAAGTCGTGAACACACAACCCTACCCCCGGCTGCCAGGTAACTACCTTCTGCGTACCTCTCCCGCCCTGTGCAGATACCGTAACCTTAGTCTCCTTCAGGGATTTTTCTGTGTCCTTGTACTGCTTCTTTACTGACTCATAGAGGTTGTCAGGGGCCGTGATCCTGTTCTTGGACGAACCCCTTGCAGATTTTTGTGCAAGTATCTGAATTACGAGCGCATCTTTCTTGTCCATACGTCCTCCACGAACTATGTGTATCACAAATGTATTCGCATGTCAAAACAAAAAAGGCCCCCTTTTCAGAGGGCCTAGTGTTTACTCGTTTTCAAGTAGAACTTCCATCAAAGTCTTTTCTTTTTTCTTCACCTTATCTAACGGGTTGGTCTCCCTAAAAAATTCAATAGCTCTTCTAATTACTTCCGACGTAGAGATATCTATCTTCCTACCGTAGTTTTGAAGATATTCATGCTGGTCTACATAAAGAGTTAGAAGAAGCTTTGTGCTTTTAGGGGCCCGTATTTTTACGCAAACGGCGCAAGAGCATGCTTTCAAATGGTTCGCTGGTCTCGAAGAAGGCATCTACAAACTCCTATACACCCTTTACGTATATTCTATGAAAAAACCTCATAATTGTCTACTATGTGTATTTGCACCCGCACCCGTCCTGCGGACGGTCTTGGTCCGATTCCTGAATCGTGTCCGACTGGAGAGAGGGTGGGTGTACGAGGTTTTCGAGGAAAGATGAAAAATTATCCATCTTTAATTTCCTTCTAGCCTCAAACTCTTCGCCCCTCGTCGCCATCGTCTCGAGCACGCTTTGTAGCATGTTTATCTGGCTTGTAAGTTTATCAATCTTCTCTTTGTATTTCCTACAAGGCGCTTTACAATCACTCATCGTCTACTTCCCCCAGTACTTATAGGTTGCGTCTTGTACCCTAAGGATTGCCTCACCCCGCACCCAATCCGTGAGTGGGACTAAGTCACCCTTAGGCTCTAGGACTTTTTTCCCGTTCGGTGCTTCTAGCTTGAGCGTCTTCTTGTTTACCCAGACGTGTAAGTCCCAACGCTCCCACATGCCACTTAACGGCCCATAAGGGGCCGCATCGCTACCCGAGAGCCTCGGAGTATCATAGGGCGGCTCAGGGCCCAAATCTACGTTATCTGCAGCCTCTGCGTGACTCATGAAGTTCCCTACCGGTATCCGCAGGTTGCAGCAGATCTCCGCAACGTCCTTCGCAAACCGTCGGAGCTGATCAGGCGTAGCCTGCTCATCCCCTAAATCTGACGTCGTAGCGTAATGAAAACCCGCCAAGCATATAGCACACGACCCTGAATTTCTTCCAAACGTGTGGTGATACATATCTACTGCACACGATTCGTTACTCAAAGACATAACCGCGTTATCCCGAACTAACACCATCTTATGATAGTCTGAAAAATTTACACCTCTAGGACCCGCACTCCAGTGCCCATAGATCATCCTGTTGTTTGTAAATTCCTTCAAATACCACTTAAGGAACTTTGGGTCGCACTTTTTTTTGTATTCCGGTAGTAATTGTAGTCCGCCGTACATGTAGCTTACTCCTTTTTGACACCCCCCTTCTTTAACGTGGGTAGTGTCCTTGTACTGCCTAATTGTACTTTCTTTCCAATCTTTGTCTAGTTTGTCTAGTAATTCCATGACTTTCTTAGCTATTTCTTTGTTTCTTGTTTTTTCTTCTGGCGTCATAGCTCTGCCCCCCCTACACCCTGAGGGTTCTCGATAGTCCTTTGTTTTTCCTCTTGGCATATGCGTGGGTGAAAAAACGTAAAATGCCGTGGGGCCTCATCTATAACACACGACGTATCGTAGTACCTACGTTACGGGCCCGGGGGGGCTCCGCCCTCTACATACGCTTGTACTGAGTGGTTGCGTCTCGTCCCCCGCATTCGCGAGGGGGACGGAGACGCAACCCTCTCGCGGGCCCTCCCAGGTACCCACGCTTGTACTAGTACATACCGTCTACGGGGTGCGTACTAGGGCATACCGGGTACTTTTTTGGGAGTGGTTGCGTCTCGTCCCCCGCATTCGCGAGGGGGACGGAGACGCAACCCTCTCGCGGGCCCTCCCAGTGCACACGCTTGTACTAAGCGATACGTGCAGCGCTGGCGCGTGGGAGGGGCGGCCAGCCGATGCACGGCTCTCTGCAGAGCACGGGCTGCATCGCTGCGCGCCATCCCGCACCGCATGCTCCCCCTACGGGCTCCACGGGGGGGTGGACTAAGTCGACGGGCGCCACCGCCCATCCTCGCGGCAACGCGAACCGGGTGGCTGGCACTTTCCGTTCGGAACGTTCCGTTCGAAACGTTCCGTCGACTCTGTCCGACTTACGTCCGAAAAAAAAGAGAGGTAGTCACATGTACTACGTGACCTACATGCTGTGGGAGGGCGCTGTCGAAGGGCAGCAGCCACTCCCCGCAGGTCTCGGCGAGGCTGCCGCAGTAGCCTACGTCGAGACAAACTTCCCCCTTCTGGGGCCGTACCGCAAGGTGTGGCTCCATGAAGGAGACGGAGCAGGTCGGACCTTCGGGTTCCACCTGTGTCGTGAAGCCCAGCGCTGGGTGCCTGCGGGCGTCCCAGAGTGCTGGGTGAGGTGCTGGTCCTGCAGCGACCAGCAAGAGGCCTTCGAGGCAGCCGAGGAGGAGGCCTGCAGCAGAGGGCTGTAGGTCTCTTCTTCCGCCCTGAGCATGGCGTTAAACTGCTCCCGACTAGGCGGCTCCTAGACTAGCGAGGTAACGCAACTAGCCTCGCAGCCTTCAGAAAGGAGGAACAAGGTTGCTAAAAACGACCAACCGGCGTAACCCGTCGGTGGCGGCGGTCGAGCAGGAATTCACACGCCTGCCTCACCCCGACATCGACGGGGCCGAGGTTCTGCGGATCGACATCGGTCGGCCGCAAACCCTCGGCAACCCCTTCACCAGCAAGCCCTCACGCTTGGGCGCTTGGGTGAAGCGAGGAGTCCGGTTTGACGTGGTTACAGTGCGCACCGCACAGGAGGCCGTGGAAAAATTCCACGGGCATCTACGTGCGCACTGGACCCAGCAGACGGCCGTCCGTCGTATCCTGGAGCGCATCGCAGACTTCTGCGAGGCGAACCAGGACAACGAGGTCGAGTTCGTGTGCTGGTGTCACCCGGCCCCCTGCCACGGGCACGTGCTCGAGTACGCCATCAAGGGCATACTCAATGCGCGCCGGCAGCGGGAGCGGGACTAACCACGCGCCGGCCGTCCAAGGACTCTGTTGCAGGTCCCGCCCCCCCTCTTGCGTCCTAAGCATGACGTTAAACTGCTTAGCACACGCTTGCGTGTGTTTTACCTTGGGGGTTGCACCCCCTCCTCGACCCCCCGCATTCGCGAGGGGGGTCGAGGAGGCGGTCCGAATCGCCTGACCACCCATGCGCCCTTCGCACAAGCAAGGGCAGAAAGGAAAAAGCATGAGCGTCTACGAGACCGACCTCACCTGCGACGGCTGCGGCGCAAGTGAGAGCCCCTGCCAAATCGACTGCCCTTCCGGGGGCCTCGATCCGGCCGACCTCCTCCTACACGACCTTCGGGTCGTGTGGGGGGAGATCTCCAGCCTGCGCTGCAACTAAGCCCAGGCTGGAGACGGGGTTGGGGGACCCCGATAACAAAACCCCCTGCTCCCCCTACTCGCACCATCTCTTCAACCCTCCGCTTCGCTGAGGAGGGTTGAAGAGACGATGCGAGTCGTCTACACCCGGCCGCCTCTCCGTGGGCTTCATACACGGCTGCGGGCGAGGACCCCGTCAACATCCTCAAGCATCCGCCTACCCGTGGGCATCGTACACGGGAAGAGAGGAGTGCAGCCATGCGCTACACATTCCCTATGCAAACACTGAAGAGCCTCGACCAACTGGTCGAGAGCCTGCAAGCAGACTCGGAGGCCGCATGCCTCCTGGACTGCGAACCAAACGGGCACGAGTGTGAGAGCAACCGCTCTCACGCTCAGACAATGAAAGAGGTGGTAGACGCGGCTCACCGCGCCACCACTATAGCCGAGGCAATCGAGGTCGCGCGCGACCTCGGATTCTATAACATCCAGGGGTATCGCATGATACCCTTGGAAATCATCCAGGCAGCGGTGGCAGCCGCAGCCTCGGAAGACCTAGAGACGGGCGACGAGCCCGCTCTCTAGGCAAAGCGTCCTGAGCACGACGTTAAACTGCTCGGGGGTTGGCATACCTCCTCGCTAGGGTTGAGCCTCGCTCCCCTAACCAGGAGGTCTGCCAAAAAAACCGGGGCAGCGCCTGCCGGCGACTGCCTGTGGCCTACCGGGCCGCAAGGAGACGGCGCCTGCCGGCGCACTGCCTGTGGTCTACCGGGCCGCAGGGAGACGGCGCCTGCCGGCGCCTGCCTGTGGTCTACCGGGCCGCAGGGAGACGGCGCCTGCCGGCGCCTGCCGACGCTCTGCCTGTGGCCTACGAGACCACAGAGGGGGTGAAGAAGTAGGTCGGCCTAAGTCTGTAGCCCTAAAAAAACCAGAGGAGGAAATGGCCTACATGGAAATAGACCAGGAACTAATCGAAATGTGGACGGGACTTACTACCCGCCCCGCCCGCGTACTAATGCCGGCAACAATCATCGCTGCCGGAAGCGTAGCAATATGGCTGGTAGTTATGGCGTTCGCACCATAACTACTAAAAAGGGGGATGCACCCCCTCCTCGACCCCCCGCATTCGCGAGGGGGGTCGAGGAGGCGGTGCAAATCGCCTGGCCGACCATCTGCCTACCTGCGGGCATCGTACACAGGTAAACAAGAAAGGAAGACAACATGAACAACGTCAAGGTAGACCCATTCACCGGCGAACAAGCGCCGGAAGAAACCACCCCAACCTCCACCGCGTGGGACATGTTCCCACAGGAAATCACCTTCATCACCGTTGTCCGCAAGGACACGGGAACCAAAGTCTGCTACCGAGTCAACCGACAGGGGCTGGACGCCTGGGCGGCGGGGCAAGTAGTCCTATCCGCACAAGAAAAGTCCGGCCTCTTCAAGGGCCTCGCCTTCCTGCAGGCATCAGGGGCATACCCCTACAAGAACCTGAAGGAAGACAAGACCGGCAGCCGCCACCACGAGCGACTCGCCGAGGTCTTCGACCGGGTCGTCATGAAGGGCATGACGACCATCACGGTGAACGGGGAAGAAATCCCCTTCGAGTTCATCGTTCACTAAACACACGTCCTGAGCACGACGTAAAACTGCTCCGGCTTAAACGTCTGCCTATGGTCTACCAGACCGCAGGGAGACGGCGCCTGCCGGCGCGCTGCCTGTGGTCTACCGGGCCGCAGGGAGACGGCGCCTGCCGGCGCACTGCCTGCGTACTCGAAAGAGAAAAAATAAAAATTAAAGCCAAAGACTAAACACACGGCAACAACACCCAATGCGAATGTAAGTCGCTGGCTTTGACAAATTTTCGATATGAAAAAAAGATAACCCCCTAAAAAACTTAAAGTCAGTAGGCCTAGAAAAATAAGCAGCCAACCCCCGTTCGCCCGCCCCTTCGGGGCGAGGGCGGGCGAACGGGGGTCGGCGGCTTTTATTTGCCTATGGTCTATCCTTGAACCTACCCCATAGCCTAGGTCAATAGAAAGGAACAACATGGCAGACTCAAAACAATGGTTTGAAGAACTTAAGAAACGAATCGTAACCATCCAAATGACTTACGAAGATGCTGAAGACCTCGTATATGCATGCAAAGTACTACGGACACAATACCTAAACTGCGGGGCTAAACTTCCCGCTGAACATGCACTCTACATGGCAAGCATCATCGAAGACGCACAAGACGTAGTTGAAAAAGAATACAGTAAGGAAGGTAACTGGTAATGGAAAAAACACAGTGGACTACTGACGAACTCAGAGAAGAATTCGAAGTCGTTGGCTTCATGGCACCATTCGTTGTAGTTGTTAGAAAGTCTGATGGACAAAAAGGGTCAATGGAGTTCGTCCACCACCCTAGAATCTACTCCAACTTCGTACCGTACAACGCATAGGAAGGACAACAAAATATGCCACAACCACATACGTACTACGTCGTCCGACACTGGACTTCCGGAAAAAACGAGAACAAATGCTACACGTGCAACAAGTGGCACCTACGGTACTACGGCGCTGTCCACTGCGCAGGACTCGTCAAGGCACACGTAAATGCTTATTCAGTTGCTAAAATTAATCAAGAGGGGGAACTCTTTACAGACATATCCCTCATACACGAAATCCCTTACTTGAAAGAAAAAGCATCAAATAGGCTCAGCGAAAGAACAAAACGAAATGAAAAGAAAAAGAATCAACAAGCAGACGAAGCACAACGACGACTTCGCGAAAAAATGAGAAACGACAGGATTGAAGAAATCAAAAACCTGTCCGTCATCCTCGCTGCTGCTACAGCAATAATCGCTACTATGTAGAAAAGAAAGAAACACTATGGGTGCAATGAAACGACTACTCGAAGCCATACTCATGCCAGACAACGACATGAGGCCCATCGACTGCGGATGCGCAACAGAGTTCTTCCTAGGACCTAACTACCGAATCTAATCAAAGCCTGCCCGTGGGCTTTATACACGGGCACAAGGACAACAATGAACACAAAGCCAGAACTAATCAATAGCTTAGTAAGAAACAGCGACAAATACGCACGACTTGTCAGCAACATCAAGGCACACCCCTCTACCATAGAGCACCAGGCCGAAACACACATCGGCTTTCACATCTGGGTTGGATCTACACCCGACCATATCAAACCTCTCATATGCAGAGAGTTCACACACCCCTTCTGCGGATACTGCTACAGACTAAACAAAGACCTAAAGTACGCTCAGGACGAAGCAGAACACTCCGCTAACCTGCTCGACGCAGGAGAACTAGAAGGAGCATTCGACTCACTAAGAGAGGCTATCGAAACACTTAGACCCTGGGGAGTGCCAGAAAAACTCGAGCAAGCACTCACACTACTTAATGAAATAAAAACAAGTCTTGGCAACGAACCCAAGTTCCTATCACCTACCCTACTGAAAAAAATTGAAGAGTATGTTCGAATCAATTTTGACGACGAATATGGACTCGGAAATGGAGTCGCCGTTCTTATCGGACGGTACGCAATGCGTGGATGGGAAAACGCTGTCAACGCAATCAACTACATGATGTGCAACAAAGTACACTAAAGTAACCACAAGCCCCCAGTAAGCAATTGCTTACTGGGGGCTTACAACAAAAAGGAACAACAATGAAAACAACACAAGAAAACAAAACAACATCAAAGAAAACCCTCACACACATCTTCAGCATCGTACCTCGTGTAGCAATCATGTGCGTACACAGATCCAAAACAAACATAAAAGCAGAGTTCAGAGTCTTCGCCTGTCTCAACAACGACATCCTAGACATCACATGGCACGTAGGAGTGCTACTCAACGCCAACGGTAAAAACGGCGTCGTCGCAAGAGGATACGGTTTAGACCTGGAAATGCACATCGTCAACAACCTAGAGTACGAACTCTACGGCGACAACACAAGAGTACTAGAAGTCAATAAACTCTATAGAGCAATGTAAGGAAAACAATGAGAAACAAAGTAATCGATAAACTAGGAGAAAAATTTTTCAGCAAAACAACTGAAATTGACTACCTACTTAACATAGTAGACAAAATAGACGAAACAGAAAAAAAAGAAATGGATATAAAAATCCTTCAAGCCATCGCCATCTACGACCAACTCACCGCAGCAATCATCGACTACATCACCAACGAAGAAGACAAGAAAACAGCCATGAACCTCGTAAGCAACATGATGAAAATCTTGATGCTAAAATACAACAATAAATGAACTACGACTTCAAAAAACTACTCAACTACGCACACAACAACCCACTAGAACAACCTGACTGGCGAACCAGGCCATGGGGACGACCAGTACTAACAACACCAACAGGCGACGACCCAGAACTCGTAGCCACAGCAACAATAAGATACAATGGAATTTTTATAGACGGTATAAAAATCTACTACCGAAACAACGCACTAGAAATTATCTCGCCTTCTAAGTTTGTTGACCAATATGAACAAACGCTGTTCTCCAGCGACATCATATGGGTCTACAGAAACCACATAAAAACAAAATAAAAAAGTAACCACGAGGCCCGTAGTAGAACAACTACTGCGGGCCTCAATACTAGAAAGGAGGTTTCTATGGAAAATAAATTCGTACTGCCCGGACACCAGCCTGCAACATGCCCATGTGTAGCATGCAGAATATACAGGAAAGAAAAACCTAACCCAACGACAAAAACAAAAACATCAAAGAAAAGAAACTACCTATGGATATCAGACGGACTAGACCATGAAGTAACTACACTCGCAATTGAACTAAACTGCTCTAAGGCTAAAGTCGTCAGAGACGCAATCATCAAATACATCAACGAAAGAAAGTAAAACTATGGAAGTAAAGTGGTCAGACAGCACTAAGACAGCATACTCATTCAATATCCCATCTGAAAAGACATGCCCTGGAAAAACCCCCACGTGCGTATCCAAATGCTACGGACTCAGAGGACGATTTCGTCCTGAGATGAATGGCTCAGCAACAACAGACTATAACTTCAAAGTTCTTCAAGACGATGTAACGGCTATTGAAAGAATTAAATGGCCAAACAAAAAAAGCATCAACAGCTTCAGAATAAACGGAGTAGGAGACATATACTCCCTAGAATTTGGCAGATCTATTTTCAAGATGTGCCACAACAACAACAACAAAGAATTCTGGCTGTACACAAGATCCTTCGACATCATTGATACACTTCTCAGTGAACAAAACAAACCTGAAAACCTCGTGCTGTTCTTGTCTGCAGATGTTGACAACGTAAATAAAGCACACGAACTAGCCGAAAAATATAACCTACCCGTAGCCTACATGGGACACGACGTAGCAACAGAAAAAGACGCTTTCGTATGCCCAAGTACTACAGGTGACCCTAGGTTCAAACTATCTAAAAGAAAAGAAGAAGCGCCATGCATCAAATGCAAGTACTGCTTTAATAGAAAAGAAAAATTCGATATTTTCAGAACTAAAAAGGGCGTAAGATTCCTCTATCACTAAGGAGATAACATGATAAACAAAACAAAAAGAACAAAACAAGAAATTGAATTCTTCATGTCACTGCTCGAAGAAGTAGGAGACAACCAAACCAAATTCCCAGAAAACTACGTACTAAGCAATGTACGTAGACAAGACAGAGTAGCACTCTACTCTGTATACGAAATCCTTGGGCGTGTAGGAAACAAACTAGGATACATCTGGAACTGCCCACACTGCCTTTCTTTTAGGTCATTTGACGAAGACTGCTGTGACCATAACTCAGACGGAGACTGCTCCGACTGCGGAGGGGAAGGATGGTATGACTGCCACGTCTGCAGAGGATGTGGAGAAGGTCAAGTAGGAGAAGCCCGATGCTACGCATGCAAAGGAAAAGGAGAAACACCCTGTAACCTCTGCAGGCCGGAATATATGCCAGACTACACACCATACTAAAGGAAAAACAACATGACAGTATATCAAAATATAGACGAACTATATTCAACAGAACTGCTGTTCATATTAGCAAACAGAGCCGCAGAACCATTCGACACAGCTAGAACAACAATGTCCGACATGCTGGATAAAAAGGAAGTGCTGCACGCACTCCAAGAACTAGGACTTCTTAACGTATTCAAAAACATCATCAAAGAACTAAGTGAAGCAAATAGCCAACTAAAACTTCTTGGGGAAGGCGTCATGCCCGAAGAAGAAGTTAAAACACGAATTGGAAAATCCATTCGTTCCGCACTCATCTATTTTGATCCAGCAATGTAGTTTAGGATTAATATGAACATAAAAGAAGCAGCAAGAAACCACATTATAAAAACATACGAACAAGCAAAAAACACATGGACAAAAGCAGACTGGACGCACGAACTCGTATTAGACGGTAAAGGAGTTCTATGGGGAACAGACGAGTTAGAAGAAAAAACATGGCCGAAATACTGCAACGGACAAGACGGACCTAGAAACTCTAAAGACACAACAGAGTCTTGGGGAGACGTATGCGAATACTGCGCAGACGCCAAAGACCACGCAAAACTTGCAGAAGAATTCGCTGAAATAGCAGTGAATCTTATTAAGCAAGATAAGTGGAACGAAGCAGAAAACAACGCATACATTGCCTACACCTTCGAAATGACATACGGAGACGCCCCAACATGGCGACCTCTACTACAGAAAATAGAACAAGCAAAAGAACTATTCGAAGAAGAAGGTATCCCCTTCAACTAAAATAAAAGCCCTACGCGGGGATGGGCTCCCGCATTCTACAAACACAAAAGAAGGGACAATGACAATGAAAGACTACACGCTGAACAAAGAATACGTAGAAGCACAACTCGGAATCGACGAGCCGCGCTGGACGAGCGAGGACCTCAACGTGATCGGGGCCATGCTCCATGCATGCGACACCCCAGAGGAAGCACGCACCGTCTTCAGTCTTGCGTGCCGCATCGGCATCGCGTGGCAGTGCTGGGACTGCGACAGCATCCTCATCGACTTCGAGGAGTCGTGCTGCGGCATCCGACCCGACAACATCATGTACTGTCAGTGCGGTAACGTGCACGTCGCCATGGCTCCAGAGATCCACAGCAATGGATGCTCGTGCCCCGAGTCTGCACCAAGGTGGGACATGCTAATCGTGACCTACGTTCCACAGCACCTGCAGGAGACGGCTCGTGCCACGGGCTCCTGGAATGGATGCGACCTGGAAGCGGTGGTCACCGTGGAATGCGCCAAGGAGTTCGAGGGCATGGAGTTCGTCAAGGTGGAGGGAAGGATGCTGAGGCCCTAAAAACCCTGAAGTAGAAGACGAGCAGAACTAACGAGGCGCCCTATGCAAGAATAAGCTCCCGCATTCTTAGGAGGAACAACAATGCTAGAACTACTCCCCTACCAAAAAGAAGGTGTTAATTTTCTCAAGTCCAAAACCTACGCACTACTTGCTGACGATCCTGGACTAGGTAAAACAGCACAGGTCCTCCGATCTATAAACACACAACAACCAGTACTCGTTATCTGCCCTAAAGTAGCAAAAGGAGTCTGGAAAGCAGAAGCAACTAAATGGATAGGACCAAACTACAAAGTCACTATATGCAAATCTAAAGCTACTGCAAAGTACCCGGCTCCTGGAGAGATGGTCATCATGTCCTACGACAGTGCGGACATCACAGACAACTACATCTCTAAAAACACAATCCTCGTTGCAGACGAAGCACACCTCGTAAAAGCAGGCAACAATAAAAGATGCGCACTCTTTAGAACCATCACTCGACAAATCGTATGGAACCAAGGTAAAATCTGGCTCCTTACAGGAACACCTATGCCTAATAACCCACAAGAACTTTGGAATATTCTTGCATACACCCCTATGGCTGAACAGGCTTGGGGTAATGAAAGAAACTTTTTCAAACTATTCAATGGGTTCAGAATCAGAACAGCCTTTGGAATCCAAGTCAAGTGGGGTAAGCCTACGCCAGCCGCTGGAGAAGGGTTTCGTAAGGTCGCTCTTCGTAGACGACGTCACGAAGTTCTTAAAGAACTCCCTGAAAAGTTCTACCAAGAAGACCTTGTACCTATTTCAAGAGAAGCACTCAAAGCATGCACCACACTTCTAAAGAAACTAGAAGAAATGGGCATCGACGAAGACAGAATCGTTGACGTAATCATGGACGCTAACAAGTACGGAATTCCCGCACAACTTATTGCCGAGGCTCGTAAGGCCCTAGCAATCGCTAAGATTCCTACGCTTCTAGAGCACGTCAGCGAAGCCGAGAATACTCAAACACCACTAGTAGTCTTCAGCGCTCACAGGGCCCCAATAGACGCACTTAATGGACGTCCAGGGTGGGGCATCATCACTGGAGACACGTCTGCTAACGAACGCACTCGACTCGTTGAAGAGTTCCAAGCAGGCAACCTGATCGGCATGGCTGCTACCATCAAAGCAGCAGGTGTCGCATTAACCCTCACTAAAGCAAACAAGTGCCTATTCGTAGACAGAGACTGGACGCCAGCTAATAACAGCCAAGCAGAAGCACGCCTACAACGCATTGGGCAAAAATTCAATGTGCTCGTAACAACGCTTGTCTGCGAACACGCTATCGACACAAAAGTCTACAAAACACTGATCAAAAAGCAAATGCTTATTGAAGAAGTAGTAGGGAACGGATAAAAATGAAAATCACCAAAAAGATGCTTATAGGTATTAAGGCTGGAAAGATCAACCCCACTGACTCTGAAATCCGTAAGGCACACAAAGAATTCAAAGAGCTAACACTAAAAGCACTTCAAACTAACTACCACCACAAAGCAGCCTACTACGCTAAAGAGGCTTGCGAAGTCATCAACAAACTCACCAATGGGTATGGAGTAGAGTACTTCATCACAAACAAAGGTAACGGATACTGGTACGTAAACCAGGGAGAAACCTACGCAAAAACACTACTGTTCCCCGATCCATTCCTTAAAGAAAATTCACGGCGTAAGTATCCGTTCGTATGGACCTGGGGAGACGTAGTAGAAAAAGAAGACCTTGAAACATTTAAGAGTCTTCTATGAGACACCTCGTATGCTCTAACAACCTAGCAAAAGTAATGTCTAGGTCACACATGACAGTATCCCATCTAGCTAAGATCACAGGACTAAACAAAGAAACAATAAGAAAATACATGAGAGGAGAGTCAGAACCAAGTGTCTACATAGCAATACTTATCTCAGACGCATTGTTCTGCAACATACAAAGTCTATGGTCAGCAGAAGTCTATGAAACAAAAGACTTGCAAAGCTATGATGACTAAGGTATAATTAGCACGTTGTTCCTTCCTTTCTGCAAAAAGCCCCCTCTTAGTGATAACACACTAAGAGGGGGCTTTTTTTATTTAGGTTATAACTAATAACTAAACTTCAGTTTCTACAAAAAGCCCCCTCTTAGTGATAACACACTAAAAGGGGGCTTTTTTTATTTAGGTTATAACTAATAACTAAACTTCAGTAGTAGGAACGTCTGAATAATCTACCGACTTCTTACTTTTTTTATTAGTAAGGGGGGCCTCAGCCAAAGTCGGTGGGCGCGAAGACTTACGACCTTCTTTCTTCTTAGGCTCATTTGCAAGAACTTTCTTGGCTTCCTTCTCCACCTTCTTAAGGTTCTTCTCACGAAGCTTACGAGCCAGAACCGCCAACTCATGAGCACGAGAGGGCTTCCCCATGGGGGCTGCTGGCTGCTCTACCTCTACAGGCTTCTCCTTCTCTGGGAGGACCTTAGGCTGCTCCTGGACGGCAGCCGGAGGCTCCGCCGGGATAGCCCGAGCGTAGACGATAGCGTCGTCAGGGAAGTAGAACTTCTCATTGTTTGAAGAAACAAAACGGCCAAAAGCATCGCTTCCGAGATGACCGAACATACTGAACGAGCAGCGCTCGTCCCAACCAACCACACGAACTTCGACCTTCATGACTTTACCTCCGGAGTATTTCCGTCCTCAACCCACTTGAGGAACTGCTGATAGTCAACGTTGTTGGAGTCCAAAGGAATCCAAGCACCGTCCTCTACTCTTCTAACCATCTTCCCATGTATCTCGTACATTACAGCTCTGCCTCCGCAGTTAAGTGTATCCCGCATCGAATAGGATGAGCAGAAACATTAGAATCGTTCTGAACAAACAAAGAGTTGTCGCTAACAGTGGGAACACTAGCAGTGTAGTCTTTTGTAAAGTCCGACGCATTCCCCCACCCACTTCCAGAGCGATACGGGTTATAAGTGACGACTGTCGGATACGCTCGCATGTATACGGGGAACCTACAGTCCACCCCCATGTACTGGGTGTCTTTCAACGGAGTAACGTAATTAATAGACCCATCATCCCCCGCAGAAGACGCTGGTGTAGTACCTCTGGGGAACGTGCTGAAGAAGTGACGCTGGCACCGATGTATCTCAAGAATAAGTGGGGAGTATTCGAACTGACTGTTCGTTGTCCCTAACTCCACCTGAACCCCTGTGACAACGAAACCATCGTTTGCGCCAGCCGTCCCCGTGGGAGTGTAAGCGAAACCTATAGCCAACGTCTGCGTGCTCCCAGAACCAATAGTGAACGTTGCAGAGAACGTCTGGTTCGAAGTAGTAAGCGTCTTCACACTTGTCTGACTTTGGAGGTTTGTCCAAGTACCCTGGCTCAAATCCCAGGAGCTTCCCCCGTAAGTACCACCACGAACGCAGTACACGGTCAACGAAGACGACGTTGAAGTTGCAAAGTTTCGGGCTTTAAAAGAAACCGTAATGGTCTTTCCCGACAAATCCTGGCAGTCCGTCGCATCGATAATCTGATAGAAATACAGCGTACTTGTGTCAGAGTTACCGCTGGCTCTTATAACCCTAGCGCCGTACAAATTGTAGTAAGGAGTAGATCCGCCAGAAAAGCGATCAACAGAAAGTCCAGCAACCATACCAGTACGATACCCAAACCAGCGGTCAGCCGTGTACGTAAGAAGACCCCCAGTCTTGCCACTACTAACGTCAGTAAACGACGTACCTCGCTGCCAAACATCGAAACCCCCATTAATAAGGCGGTTACGCCACTGAAGGCTTCCTGTGGACCCGGCACGATCAAGCACCGCTGAAGTTGTAGCAATCGTGCTGTCTACGTCCGTACTCGTGATTGTGCCATCCCGAATCTGATCGCCACGAATGTCCGTACCCATCAAAATCTCCTACTCAAGTCTTGTAGGAGTATATCATAAATGAAAAGGCCACGCACGGAGTGAGAGGTGCGTGGCCTTAAAAGCATTCTTCTAGATGTGGCAGAAGATATTCAGTTGTACCTGCCCGGCTCCTCCAGCCGGATTTAGACTCGAACTATAACACACCACTAAAAAAGAAACAAGGCCCCTCCCGAAGGAAGAGCCTTGCTCCTAGTCAACTAGACTCTAGTAGAAGTAAACGGCGCGAACGCTGTCCCCGCTCACAGGAGCCGCATTGAAGGTGATGACATCGCTAGCCAGGGTGTAGTCCACGCTGACCACCTGCTGGAGGCCGTTGAGGAACACCTGGGTCATCCCAGCACCCGGAACGTGTGCAAGAGTGAACGCGGTGTTGCTGCCATTGACGCTGCCCGCAGGAGTCTCAATGGACATCTGAACCATGATGGGGTCGCCATCGCCACCCTTGATACCGCTGGAGAAGGCCGCAGCAGCGATCTTCGCAGAGGTAACTGCCTCGTCCGCCAGTTTGTCAGTCGTGACGTTGAGGTTAGCGATCTTCGCGGTGATCACCGAGTTAGCAGCTAGTTCGCTGCTGGAGATACCGAGAGCCGCAACCTTCAGGCCAGACCCGCTCTTGCTCAGGCTAACGCCGTCCAGAACCAGGTTCAACTGGTTGGAGAGGTTGCTTAAGCCGTCGCCAACAGTCAGAGAGGTAGGACCCGTGAACTGGCTGAACTCGAGAGAAGTCGTGCCCAGGGTGATGGGAGCATCCGTCACGAGGACGAACTGCTGGTTGCCGTTTACGCTACCCTCCGAGATGAAGCACAGCATACCGGGCTGAACCTCGTTGGAGACGTCTGCGTCGGTCGAGCGGGCCCAAGCCCCAGCAGCGACCACGTAGATGCCGTTGTCGGCCCCGGAAGTCTGATTCTTGACCAGCACGCGGTCGCCAGCGATAACGGCGACACCATCAATCGTCTGGGTGCCCGAGAGGGTCAGGTTGGCGGTCGAGGCAACGCGGCAAGCAGCCTTGATTCGAGCGCCGGTGCTCAGGGCGTCAACGTAGGTCTTCGTGACAAGGTCGCTGCCAACCGTCGGGGTGGCGGTGCTCTGGATCTTGAAGGCCCCGAGGCTGACATTCCCACCGACGGTCAGGGACTCCAGATTGGGCACGTAGGAGGCGCCCAGCTTGGTACCGTTCCAGACGCCCGCGCTGATCGTGCCGACGGTGGAGATCGAGTCATCGCCGCTGTAGGTCCCGCCTGCAACCGAAGCAAGGGTAGCATTGTATGCCTGCACGTCGCTGCCGATGGCAAGGCCGAGAGCGGTGCGTGCGCCAGAGGCGGTCGAGGACCCCGTACCGCCATACAGGATGGGGATCTCAGAAGCCAGTGCGAAGTTGGCGAGGTTGCTGGAGTAGGCCTGAACGTCCGAGCCAAGAGCCAGCCCGAGGTTCGTGCGTGCGGCGGAAGCGCTGGTTGCGCCCGTACCGCCGTATGCGACAGCAATCTCCGTTGCATGCCACACACCGCTGGTCAGCGTACCGACCTGGGAGATGTCCGACTGGATAAGCGCGCTGGCCGGAACCGTTGCGCTGATAATCTGTGTACCGCGAATCTGCGTAGCCATGAGAGACTCCTAACGAGGTTTATTTATCGTCTCGTCTCATCTCGTCTAAGTCCTTCCGAGTCTGGTAGAGAACATTCTCAATGCTCAATCTAACGTTTTCGGCGTTTTTCTTGATTGTCTCGTCTTGTAAACCAAAAATGTACAGCTCAAAAATACTTCGAACTTGTGCAAAATTCTTGTTCCAGATCTTGTTGAAGTGGTCTTTTTTCATCAGTAGGTATAATCACAAAGAAGTAGATCGCTGTTTTGTGGTGCCGTAACAAAGGTTATTGTAGCGCCAGAAAATAAAAAGTCAAGAGTTTGTTTTTGTCTTAGTCCATTTAAAAATACTTTTAAAGTATTAGGTAGTGGTGTGTGCCCTAAAATGAAAGTAGTGTTCACCCCGTCTATGGGGCCTGAGGGTACTTCGCCAGAGATAGAAGTGCCTCCTCCTCCTCCGCCCCCTCCCCCTCCGCTTGGCGGATAGTACGGCATCCTAGTAGGTCAACTCCGTAACCATGGCGTACCCGTCTACTGCGGACCAAGTACCAGATACGGGGCCTGTGTACTTGTGAGGAACCTCGTAGTAGCCCTGGGGGGCTACGATGCAGGTAAAGGAGCTTGAGGAGGCATCTAACCCAAGCTTAAGGTAAAGGCTGGCGGAGGAGGCATTGTTGTAGACAGACGCCCAAGGGCGATCCTTGCTAGGCGAAGAAAGTACAATAGAACTTGTCGTAGCAAGAACCTGCGTTACGCTACTATTCGGAAGTGGTTGCTCCATTAACGTCTACCTCTTCGAGAACTGCCTCTCGATTTTTTTCTTTTGTTACGGGTGCTTATGGCTCGAGCTTTCTTCTTAGCATCTGCCTTGCTAGAAGCTCCCCAAGCATGGAGGGATTTCAACAGCCTAGTAGGCTCACCATTTGAATCCCTTTCAGGACCCTTAGCGTTACCCATCCTAGCAAGAAACGAAGCTCTTCGAGGATTGTCTCCAGACTTAACAGGACGCTTAAGGTTACGTCCCTCCGTCCTATTGATCCTCTTTCTACCAGACTCAGATAGACCACCTTTAGGGTTCTTATCAGAAGCCTTCATAGCACGTCTATTCTACTCTATCCGGGAAACAATGACAAGAAGAAAAAACACCAACACCAGGAAAAAGCTACAAGTTCTTGGAGTATATTAAACAAAGTGGTGCCACAGCGGATATAAATCGGACACGATTTATATCGCCTTACTACTACGTAGTAGTAGTATCTATGGCGATATAAAATGTAGGCGATATAAAAAAGTGTTGAAAATCCTACACATTTCTTTACGAATTTTCCATTCCTGAGAGGGTCTTGACCTACTCCCCAGGCATATGCTAAGATACCTCTGCCAGACGAACTAGTGCTTAGGGGTGGTTCAAATGAAAAGTTTCAAAGTTGCTCCCTTGTTCGAAGCGCCCTTGGCGCAGGTGTCGTCTGGCGATAACACCTCTAAGCAGTTCGAAGCAAGGGAGCATTCTTTTTCTTCCGAATCTGCAGACTTCATCGAACTCCTCCACAGCTCAACAGACTACGTCTATAAGAAAATCAATCAATACTGCCTCGTTAAAAAAGATTCAATCTGCTGCTACTGGACAGGGCTTCACTCCGTCAGTAACGGGTACAAGACTCCCGTCCTAAAGTTCGGACCTTTCAGGAAGTACGGTAAGTCCGTTTCCTACATCCTCTGGTGCCTTAAGTACGAGAAAGAACCCGAAGCCGGATTTGTTATTATGAACACCTGCATCTGCCAGAACGTGTGCTTGAACGAAAATCACCTAGCTGCTGTTAAGCGCCAAGACGTAAAAATTTTTCTCTCCTTGAAGGAGAACTGCCTGATCGACGAAAAAATCTTCACCCCAGACGGGTTAGACAAGACCCCCGAGCTTAGGGGATACGTCACCCCCCACTTGCGTGGTTGGTACGAATCCTTCAAGGCAAAGGGTATGCTAAAGAAGAAGCGATACGCTAAGCGAAAGCAGGAAGAAAGGACCAACCAAAATGGCTAGACCGAAGAAGACCCAAGAGACGGCTCCCCGCATCGTAGAAAAGGATCAGGTAGTTCTCACGATCCGTGATGAGGATGACGATGTTCCTGTCTTCGAAGAGGACGAGGAGCAGTTCAACGAGCATGACCTGGAGGAGATCACCGAGATCGCTGCTAAGATTGTCGGAGAGACCCGAGAAGCCGTCTCCAAGACCGCTCAGAGCGCCGTCAGGACTGACAACAACCTAGCGGAGGTTATGCGTGCTCTCGACGCTTTGACGAAGTCGTTTACGGCCTTGTCCAACAAGGTCGACTCTCTCGTCATGAGGGACGACCCCTCCAAGATCCTCTACACTCTCGACGAAGTTATCGAGGAAAAGTTTTCAACGCTTCTTTCTTCTATTGAGTCTGTAGGAAGTCTCACAGCTCCCGTGTATCCTGCCCCCCCTAAGCTTACGGCATCTAGAGATCTGGACGAGATCCTTTCCAAGGCACCTCCTAAGGAGGTCGTAGATAAGATCCGTAAGTGGGTGGGGACGATTCCTAGCGGAAAATCTGCATCCCTGGATACGGTTACCGTCGAGATTGGTAAGCGGCTCGGGATGGATCCTAGGCTGGTTCACGGAGTCATCCAGTCGCAGGAAGATATTGTTAAGATCTCCAACGGTAAGATCTACAGCCTGTAGCGTGTTCGTGTGGCCCCTACGTTACAGGGGCATACTGCACCCGTAGCTCAATGGATAGAGCATCGGCCTTCTAAGCCGAGGGTTACAGGTTCGAGTCCTGTCGGGTGCGCCACAAGGGTCTGTAACTCAGCGGTCAGAGTTTCCGGCTTTTAACCGGCAAGTCGTGGGTTCGAATCCCACCAGACCCAACCCCTCTTAAAAGAAAGGACCAACATGGCATACCTAGAGGATCGAGTAACCCATCTAGAAAACGAAGTCTCTCGTCTAACGGAGACTGTTGGTTTGATTTTTAAATACATCCTCGAACCATACCGTCCGGCTTCGTCAACCCCTGTAGACACTCCAGCAGACGTTCCCGCAGACGTCCCTACGAAGGATGCGGAACCTAACTCAAATAATAGATTGTATTCTTACTCTCGCCCTTTGAGCAAGGAGCAGGGGAAGGAGTGGGTGAGCTTGCTCCTGTCTCACAAGGAAAAGTTCCTCGAGGAATACAAAAAGTTCACTAAAAAGGAAAAGAACGGTTGCGTCATCTGGACGGGTTCCTACACAACCGCCGGAAAAAACAAGGGTAAAAAGCCTAAGATTCGCATCCCCCAAACAAGGGTTTATCGTTCTGTTGGTGTCTCCTACATCAACACGCGAGTAGCCTACTGGGCGATACTCAACAAGAAGCCCGTATTGCTTACTGACCGTGTAACCAACACGTGCAAGGTAGAAGGGTGCGTAGCCAAGGAGCATCTTAAGTTTCTGACTCTTGAGGATAGCCTATACTCCGGACTTAAAGCCTATAAGGAGAATCGTAGGTAAAGGCTTGCTGGGGTAGCCCAACGGCAGAGGCAGGGGACTTAAAATCCCCCAAGTGTGGGTTCGAATCCCATCCCCAGTACATGGGACCGTAGCACAGGGGTTAGTGCGTTGGCCTTATAAGCCAGTGATCCTGGTTCGACTCCAGGCGGTCCTACCAAACATTCCTAGGAGACTTATGAGACGTTCTAAAATTTACATCCGAGCTGACGGCAGAAAGTATGTTGTTGTGTATCGAGGAGAAAGGAGGGAAACTACTCTGTACTCTCGGTACCTTATGGAGCGACATCTTGGTCGGAGGCTGGAGCCACATGAACACGTTGACCACATCAACGACGACCCTACCGACGACCGTATAGAGAATCTTCAAATCATATCCCAACTGGAAAATACTCTTAAGTACCATGCTCTCCATCCTAAAGAGATGTGGGATCTTTCTTGTTTAGAGTGTGGTGTTTCATTTCAAAGGCTTGCCAAAGATTGTCGCAAAGGACAAAAGGCAGGCAAAGTGGGCCCTTTTTGCGGTCGCTCTTGTGCGGGTAAAGGTACTAGAAGAAAGGCGAAAAAGGATGAAGAAAACCGAGTCTTGCCTGATGTGCAACCGGTGGTCGAAGTGCAAGAGCCCTCAGGTGGGGCTGGAGTTTAGCACAGGTCCCGTTGACGTTTTGTTTGTTGGTGACTATCCAGAAGAAGAAGATGAAGATACAGGAAAGCCATTCAGCGGAAACGCAGGAGGCTTTCTTCGTCAATTCACTTCTTTTTTGGTCGATGTAAAAATAGGATACACTTACGCTATCAAGTGCCGTCTTTCTAAAGACGACCGAAAAGACGAAAAGGGAATGAAGCAGTGGATTAGCCATTGCTCCGAGTTTCTTATTGAGGACATCCAAGCAGCTCGCCCTAAGGTCATCGTAGCACTAGGAAGCTTGGCTCTTAAAGCTGTGTGGCCTGACGGCCCTAAGTCTATCGCCCAGGCTCGAGTAGCCCCTCAGAAAGTGGGTAATACTTGGGTCATTGCTACATACCACCCTATCAACCACATAACCGACCGACGAGACTTGAGACAGGACTATTTTAGCTTGGGACAGACGATCACAAAATTGCTTGACGGAAATTACACTAATGAGAAGCCTGACATTCGAGCGGCCTCTGACGAAGACATGCCCCAGGTGACGGCCCAGATTTCTTCTTCGAAGCACTTCTTCTTCGACGTAGAGACAGATACGTGGGGGTACAAGAATCACCCCGAGATCAAGACCTTCTACATGAAGGGCCGAAAAATGATCTGCATCGGGATAGGCACTTCTGAAACAGAGCCTGTGTGGATTCTTCGTCCGCACCAGTTCGACATGATAAAGCATCTCCTTAAAACCAAGGTCCTTGTGGCTCACAACATCCTATACGATGCTTCTGTTCTTCATTACCTCTGTGGGATGGACTGGGTGTGGGACTGCGAGCTTGAGGACACGTTCCTTATGCACGTGAGCCTCGACCAGGGCTACATCGGAAACAGCCTTGACGACTTGTCGATGAAGTACCTGTCAGTCCCTTCTTGGAAGAAGGAGGCCCACGACGCTATTGATCAGGAGAACCACCTCCGCCGCAAGGAAAACAATCCGAGCCCCCATCCTGTAACTCTTGCGGACATTCCCTGGGATACGTTGGTAGAGTACAACGGCAGGGACGTTTACTACACGATAAAGCTCTACAACCTGTTCAGCGGGTTCGACCTACCACAGTCCTACAAGAACAGATACATGAGATTTGTTCCTGTACTTGGTAGAACCCAGGTCCGAGGCATCCGAGCAAACAAGAGCAAGATCCTCGCTACGAAGTACGTGTACCAGAAGAAGATCGACCACCTGCTGTCTACCTTGAACAAAGCCCCTGAGATTCGTCAGGCGTGCGAAGAGCTCGGCATTGACGAATTCAACCCCTCTAGTGGCCTGCAAATGACCCGTCTCATGCAGTTGTGTGACGTTCACCCTGGGTACTCGGAGTCTGGTCAGTACTATAAGACCGACAAGAAGACAATGTCGGAGATCACCCCTAACCACACCCTTATCCGCCGTCTGGTTCGTATCAAGGAGATGCGTAACATGCTCTCCAAGTTTATCGAGCCTCTGTCCCACTACGTGGCAGAAGACGGCAGGGTCCATACCTTTTACACACTGGGGAGAGCTGAGTCTACGTTCTCTGTAGGTGGCGACCCGACGGGAGGGGTGACGACTGGGCGAATCTCGGCTCGAGACCCAGCCCTTCACAACTTCAAGAAGGACCCGATTCTTCGTGCGTGCTTCGAGGCGGCCCCGGGCTGGACGTGTGTTGAGTTCGACTACGGAGCAGCAGAGGTTCGTGGGCTTGCTTGGCTGGCCGACTGCAAGAATCTTATCCAGTGGTTCAGGGACAAGGTAGACCCCTACATCATGGTAATGGCTACGATGGACAAGGTTCCATACGACCTGATGTACGAAGAGTACAAGACAGGCAGTAAGAAGGCTGCGCTCAAGGAGCGGAGGCAGAAGGTGAAGGGCGGCTTCCTAGGGTGGCAGTATGGGTCAGGAATGGCCAAGTTTGCCCAGACCATTGGTGCCGACCTCCATACCGCAGAACGGCTCTACAGTGTCTTTGACGACCTGTTCCCCGAGGTTCGAGTGTATCAGAAGAATAAGCTTGACCTAGTTGCGCAAGGGCTTCCTCTAGTGACTCCGTTCGGGGTGCAGCGCCGCTTCACTGCGAAGGACCCGCACGAGGAGAATCAGGTGAAGAACTACGAGCCGCAGGGTTCGATGTCTGACGTAACTATTCAAGCGGCTGCGGAGGTAGAAGAAAAGATCCCCGCAACGGACCTACAGATCGTCAACCTCGTGCACGACTCTATGTGGCCAGACATTCGAACAGACGTCCTCGAGGAGACTATCTATAAGGTAGTGGGCATCATGAGGAACCCTACACTACCCTTCGAGATCACCGTACCTCTTGAGGTAGAAGTGATGTACGGACCTAACAGAGGGAAAATGAAAGAGTACGTTCTAAAGCCTTGACGTATGCCAGGGTAAAACGTATTATGTTTGTAGTACAAACGTAAAGGAGGGCAAACAATTGTTTGCTGAGACTAGTACAAACGGCGCAACTATTAATACTGAATTCTTGGATACTACCCCAACGAAGCGTCGCCCAGGCCGTCCAAAGGGTAGTAAGAACAAGGAGACGCGAGAAAACAAGAAGAATGCTACTATCACCCGCTACATCAACAGCAAGGATATCAACTCCTTTTTCAAGCTCCCAGCGGACATCCAGAAGAGCATCCGAAACCTTATCACATTCGGATTCGATGATTCTAAAGAGGATGACATTTCTTTTGACGTAGAAGATTAGCGGAATGGGAAGGAACAACATGAAGAAGATCAGTGACGAAGAGTTCAGCGAGTATCTCACCCTTACGGGGGAAGTTGAAGTGATTGAGGATCGGCTCCAGACCGTGGCCGAAGTCTTCATGAACGAAGCACAGTACCTCGTAGGGGTGGGGGCTAAGATGTCGCAAGTGCAGAGAGACCTGAAGGCTCGTAGGGCGGAGCTTTACGGAGAGTTCCGTCAGTTAAAGGTTACCGACAAGTCCTGGACGGAGACGGCGATTGAGTCGGCAATTAACACCGACCCGTCGATTGTTGAAATCCAGGCTCGTGAGGCTAACCTCGAGATGGCGGTAAGCCTTCGTAAGTATCGCGTAGAGGCTCTCAAGATCCTCAACGGCAACCTCCAGATCCTCGGCAGGTCCATCCTAAACGAAAAGTTTGGAGTGCAGTAAGAAGTGACGATAGGAGACATCTTCGACGACGTAGCTTTCTCTATGCTTCGTGAAGTTCGGATGACTATAGAGAGTCGAGGAGGTAAAGTCATATCCGACTTTGTAAAGCCAATCAAGAAAACCAATCAGCCGGTTGACTGTTACTACAGCTTCTTGGGGGTGATGGTAAACAACATAAAGCATGAGACCACCGCACCCCTTCGAGTAGGTATAACCCTCATAATACCTTCCGACGAAGTGCCCTTAGAAAATCGTAAAATAAGAGGCATGTTCAGAAGGAATTTGGTTCGAGCAAAAAGTAAGATACTGGACGAGTACATTCGACTGGAGAACAAGCATGGCTACGTGGATTCAACCGTCAGATAAGGTTCAATGGGAAGAGAGCTTCAAGAAGCAGTTCAACCGCATCATTGAAAGTTGTGGTGTGACAAAGTCTCAGATAGCTCATGCGTCCAAGATCGACCCGTCTTATGCGACTATGTTTTCGGCTAAGGGTCGCCTTCCTACCAGGAAGGTGATGCACGCTCTTGGTTATGGGCTTGAGCTTCTCAAGGTACCACAAAAAGAAATCTACGCTCTTTGGCTTTCAGCAGGACTTCTCCCAAAGAAAGTGAATGAGCAGTTTATTGACGATTTGTCCAGAGCTATGTCTCTGGAGGAAGGAGAAGAGTACGAACTCAATATTGACGACGTAGAAGAAGACAGCGTCCCATTCTCAGTATACGACGAAGACTAACACTACACAGAAAGAAAGACAGACAACATGTTTGATAAAGACGCATTCCAAAGACAAATCCTCAACGTAAAGTACAGCGATAAATACAAGAAGGCTTTTGGGGGCGGGAGTGGCTTTGTGTTTTCTTTCCTCTCCACGAGCAAGCTCGACGACGGTCAGTACACCGCTCGCATCATTCCTTCTCACCCAGAGAGATGCCCTGAGGGTTGGCTAAAGGTTGCTACCCACTCGGTCCTTATGAACATCGGAGACGAGAAGGGTACTCGAGTAGAGTGCATTAAGGAAGAAGACCAGCCGTGCGCAGTGTGTGAGATCCTTGAGTCTATCTCAGACGACATCCACACTCTTCCTCAGCATATTCAGGAAGTCTTCAATAAGATGGTGGCTATCCGTAAGCTGGTGCTGCCCGCTACAATCTTTGCGGAGCCTCTCCGTCCCAACGATATCGCCACCACTTGGCGTAAGTCGACCAAGGAGAACGGGGTCATGCTCGAGATCCGGGCTGCTGGGACGCAGGCCGACCTGTTCAATCTGATGATCGCCGACCCTATGCTCACCCACCCCGAGAAGGGGCGTTATTTCCTCTTTACGAAGCGCCACAACACTACCAAGGCCATCCTTCCCGCAGACAGTTCTCCTGGCCCACTTAAGAACCCAGACCTTCTCAAGTCCTATCCGAACATGGTTGGGGCGTACTTCAAGAACGTTAAGCGTCTTAACTACGCCGACCAGCAGCAGTTCCTCGAAACGGCGTTCTGGTTCAAGGACCCCAAGGTTCAGGCCCTTGTGCAGGCTAACTTCTACGATAACCCTGGTAGTTCCGAAGAAGAGTCTTACGATATGCCTTTTGACTTGGCGTTCGACTGATGAGTAAAGAGGACGAGTACTTCGTCGGTATAATGGCGAAAAGAAGCTCTACCCGTAAGAACAGAGTCGTCTGGGTCGGTGAGATAGCAAACAACCAAAAAGACGTAGACGCTCGGACGGAGTACTTCGTCCTCTTGTACTCGATATTGAAAAACATGAAAAAGTTTTCGTCCCCTCCTTCGGGGAAAATGCTCTACCTAATCAAGGAAAAAGACAACGACTGGTACCTTGGATTTAAAGAGACAACTTTTTATAAGTCGTTCGGTGAGCTTTGTGATTAGTAAGGATTTGTATGGCAAAGAAAAAATCAATGAAAGACGCTTCTCCAGAAGAGATAATAGACTCTTGTTTGGAGGAGAACCCCGTTATCCCAGGACCTATTCCGTGCTGGATTCCTACGGGATGCTCACAACTAGACTGGGCAATAGGTGGGGATGGGTGGCCCTGTGGCCGTATGATAGAAGTCCATGGGATGGAAAGCAGCGGCAAAACAATGCTTGCGATGCTAGCCTGTCGGAACACCCTAAAGATGGGTGGGACAGCCATCTATCTAGATATGGAAGCCGCGTTCAACGACGAGTGGGCCGCAAAAATTGGGTTGCCTACCGAAGGTCTTATTCTTAGAACTCCTAAGGACCTCGAGGAAGTCCACGACATCATCGAAGCCATCGTAGACAACCACCAGAAGTTCAATTCACCTATCATTATCGTATGGGACTCCCTCGCAGCCAGCGCTTCTCGAGCGAGTGTTCGCAAGAAGTCTGCCAAAGAGACCGACCCTATCGGGGCAGAAGCTCGTCTGAACGGATCTTTCTTCCGTAGGAAGGTCTTGAAGGACATGAGGAATCTTCCAATCTGCTTGATGATTATTAATCAAGTTCGTCAAAAGATTGGCGGAAACCCTTACGATAACGAGACCACCCCTGGGGGGTTGGCAGTCAAGTTCTATGCTTCTTTGCGGGTGTCTGTAAAGAAGAAGCGGACGATGAAGCCGAAGCGGGAGGGTGCTCTCCCTGCAGGGGCTTTTGTTCGAGCCAAGATGGTGAAGAACAAGGTGGCTCGCCCGTACATGATTGCCGACTTCCCTATCTATTTCAATCGTGGGATAGATGACATCTATGCGGTGATGTACTTCTGCGAATTGAATAAGATACTATCATCAACCTCCAACGGAAGATTCTACTGGAACGATAAGACCTATACTCGAGCGGATCTTTGGAGGCTCTTCAAGGAAAGTGACTCGGAGTTCCAGAAACTTCGGTCAATTGCCAAGAAGGCTTTCTACTCTGAAACGCCGCTCGGCGAGGAGTCCTACGATACTTCAGACGACGACTAAGGACTAAAGAGATGACAGAAGAGCAACAGGAGCGTATCTTGGCGTGGCTGGTACAGTCAGCCACACGGGAGTTGCTGTTCCCCTTCCTGTCGGATTCTTTCTTCGAGTCCCCTAGGCAAAAGGCCGTCTACACACTCATCCAGTCTATCTGGAAAAAGCGTAAGTCTATCCCTACTAAGCGTGAGATGCGCTCTCTTATGAAGAAGGCGTGCGCTAAGGAGACTGAGCTTGTCCGGATGGATTGGGTAGACCGTGTGGACGGCCTTTACACTCTCGACGTAACTGGTGCGACTCTGGAGGAGCTTGCCGAGAAGATCTCTAGGCACGAGATTCTCAAGGTGGCCTCCGAGTCCGCTAGCGACAAGCCTATTCGAGATTTGCTTAGTGATACTAGAAAAAAGATCGACAGCCTGAACAGCCTTCTCCAGGTAAGCGTAAAGGAAGAGGAGACCGTCACCATGCTTTCTGCAGGCTACTTAAAAGGAAGAGAGGACAAGATGACGTCTGCAGTAGACAATGGGATTAATCTAGGTTTTGAGCGTATCGACAAGGCTACTGGTGGGATGCTTCGTGGGGAGTTAGTCGTCGTCATGGCTCCTTCAAATACGGGTAAGACAATGTTCCTTGTGAACGTGGCTGCTAACTTACTAGAACAGGGGTATAAGATACTCTTCATAAATTGCGATACAGTTCGAGAGATTGTAGAGCGTCGCCTATATGCTCGAGTCACGGGCATAAGCATGAACGAGGAGTGTGACATCCAAGACATTCATAACGGGGTGCTTAGTTGGGCAGAGAAGCACAACGTCTCGGAGAGCAGCTTCCTGTATCGAGACATCGTTCCTAACACAACTACCGTGTCCACCATCCGAGGAATGCTCCACCAGATCGACGAGAAGTACGGTTCTCGAGACGTAGTCATCATCGACTACGGAGACCTCATCCTGCCCGATACCAAGAGCAACGAGAAGCGCCATGTCCTGGCAGACGCTTTCGAAGGTCTTCGTGGGCTTGGAAGAGATATGGACAAGCTCGTAGTGACCGCGACCCAGTCGAACCGAAGCGGACTGGACAAGCACAAGGACGAAGTCATCACGATGAAGAACGCCTCTGAGGCCTACGCTAAGTTCTTCCCGTGCTCGCTAGGACTAGCCATCAACCAGACTCAGGCGGAGAGGACGTTCACCCCCCCAGTGTGTCGGCTCAGTGTCTTGAAAAACACTAAAGGTGAGCGAGACTTCGTAGTGCCGTTCGTTATGGATTACGAAAGAGCCACCATGAGGTACGACACCGAAGGGATCGTTCAAAAGGTTCTAATGTCGGATACTTCGGACGGAGACGGAAAGTACCAGAAAAAGACACCTAAAGATCAGTCTGCAGTCAAGATAGGGAACAACAAATACAGCCCTAAAAAGTACGAAAACAAATCTGTAGTAGAGAGCTATCCGGAGCCAGAATGACACCTTTTGTAGATCTGCCAAAGTGCGAGCTGTGTGAGACTGAAAAAAATACTGTTTGTGTTTCTGAAGAGTATAAGCTTTTCTTGTGTCAAAGATGTCGAGAAAAAATGTCTATCTACTGGGGGGAGGAAAGATGAAGCCGTTAGTGCATTACGAGGACCGCCCGGGCGGTCGGATAGCCCGCGTATCTAAGTACAAGCACACCCAGTCCGGAAAAAAAGTGTGCTTCACCCTTCCGGAGTTCCCGCAAACTTTGCACAGAGTGTCTGTCTATCTGTGCGGGGAGAAGCTAGCCCCTGGAGTAGACTATCACTTTTACGAAGGGAGGGTTTTTCTGCATCAATATGTCCCAAGCAGGGATCACGTGTATGTCGTGATAACAGAAGAGCAGCATGAATAAAAAAAGAGATACGAGCAATAGCGCAAAGGAGTTAGGGAGGGACGTACTATCAGTTCTTAAAGACCTCCTTACTCAGGAAGACTTAGAAAAGTTAAAGCAAGGTCTTCGGAATAGGATCGCCCACTTTAAAAATATACGCAACCTATCTCCTGGAGATGCTAAGACCGCAAAAGCTAGGAGGGCCGCAGAAGAATACGGCAAGACTAAAGACCTCATAAATATATCCAATAAATATCACATATCCGTAAAAACAATACTAGAAGAATGGGATAAAATGAATGTCAAATGTATGGCAAGGGATAACCCCTCCCCCAATCCCCCCGAATCCGCAGATGCAGATTGTGATGGGCCAGATACAGGGGCACATTGCTCAGGCAGTAACTGAGCGATTGACCCCCCTAGCACAAACTTTGGGGGAAATGCTGACTAGGATAAAGGCGCTAGAAGACGCTCACGCGGCCTTGGTAGAGGATGTTAAGACCTCACGAGAGTCGGTGTCCGACCTTCGTCTGTTTGATCCCGAAGAGCGAAGAATTCTTATCCTTAACTCGGCCGGGTTCTACGACAAGAAAGACATAAAGAACATGTGGGAAAAGTACAAGTCTTCGAAAGTAGAGGTCTCTGAAAATGTCGGGGAGGGGTAGTGAGTGCAAGATCTGTGGAGAAGAGTTTGGTGTAGGGATTCACTTTGGTACTGCTTTTATTTGTCGTCTTTGCGAGGAGTGGTTCTGGAGTTTTATCCGAGCAGCTAAGCAGACGATGAAGAAGAAGAAATGAGCGAACTTTTAGTAGTATGCCCTGCCTGCTTAAAAAAGAAGCTGTACATAAACGCTTCTAAAAAAGTTGGGTGGTGTCACTACTGCTCAAGAGCCTTGGGGCCATCAGAGGTGCTGCCTTTTATAAAAGGCACAAACACCTCTGGCCCCCGGGTCTTGTCAAAGATACCTCCCTTAGATGATGCATGGGAATCAAGAGATGCTAGAACATTTTTACAATCACGAAAAGTCAGTCGTGTGGAGTGTCCCGTCATCGGGTACGACCCAGAAGGACGGCGTCTGTACTTCCGGATATGGAGCCCCTCCCCCGAGTTACCCACCACGTACCACACTCGGTCAATCGACCCAGACGGTTCGTGGAGAGTCCAGGGAGGAAGTACTAAAGGGGCTTACTTCTTCGGTACGGCCCCCAAGAAAAGAGTCTGCATCGTAGAGGGTATCTGGGACGCCATCCGTATCGGCTCCGGTGCCTTAGCACTTCTCGGATCTTCTATGAGCACAACCCAAGAGACGTACCTTAAAAACGCCTACGACAAAGTTCTTGTGTACATGGACCCTGACGAAGCGGGGAAGAAAGCGCAGAAGGAGATTCTTCAAAGGCTATGGAAGATCGGGGTCAAGTGCTCCGAGATGTCTGGTTCTGATAAGGAACCCGCCGACTGTGAGCCAGACCACCCCGCACTAATACTTACTAGACATTTCCTAGAGGAGGGATGACGTGGAACAGACTAAAGAGCTTCTGTTGTTGGTACAGGAGATGAACGACTGCTACGACAACGTAGCGTGGCACAGTGACACCGCTAGCCTGCGGGTGGCTTATCCTTACCACATCAAGATGAAGGAACTGCTGGCCCAGGCGGAGGGCTTGCTGAAGGAGGGACTCGATGTCCAAGGGCGACGCACTGCTAAAGTTGGCTGACGACTACGTAGTCATTCAGTCTCCATACCATGAGAAGTTTATCGCGGAACTCAAGGAGGGCATCCCCCCAGAGGACCGTATGTGGGTTCCCGAGGAAAAGGTGTGGGAGGTGTCTGGGGACCTCTACGAAGAGGTTATGGATATTACGTCTAGGCACTTCAACGTGAAGGTAGAGATCGTGAATGCGTAAGGGGAGAGGATGAAGATCCTGGTAGCCGCTGACCTACATGTGTCAGACAGGATGGTGATGGGGAGACCTAGACTTCCTGTCTACGAGGAGATGCTTAAAAACATCTACCAAGTTGCCAAAGACAACAATTGCGCTGCTATGGTTTTTGCTGGGGATGTGATCGACAACAAGAACCGCCCCAGCCTAGACGTGCTTGTGGCCATTGACTACTTCATCTCAGAAAGTTACGGGGTTCCTCTCTACTGGCTTAGAGGGAACCACGAGACCCCAGACAAGGCCGACCCTACTAAATCCATCATCAACCTTTACGATGGCCGAGGTAGGTGTCGGGTGGTGAGAGACGCGGAACACAAATCCTACCACCACCAGTGCACAGAAGAAGACAGACAGTTCTACTTCCTCCCCTGGTACCCGGCAGAGCAGTTCAAAGAAGAGGCTAAGGCCTTAGCCCTAAGGGCAGACAGATACAAGCAGAAGACAGGGAAGAAGCCCATCCTGTTCGCCCACATAGGACTGAAGGAAGGCTCGACCAGCCCCAGCAACTTCCATCCCCCCTCTGCGGTGGGGGTGGCTGACCTGTTCCCCGAGAAGTGGGCGATGGTTGTCTGTGGAGACTATCACGCCCATCAGTTTGTAGCAAAGAACGTCTTCTACACAGGCGCCCCTATCCCGCATAACTTTGGGGATTTCAACATCAAAGGGGTGTGGGTGATAGACACCGAGGCTCTGACGGTTCGGGCAGTACCTATCCCGTCCCCCAAGTTCGTACAGTGGGACGCTACGGTTCAAGAAAAAATCCCCTGGGACCAGCAGGACTATGTTCGCATCTACGCTAACCCTAAAGACATAGACATCATACGAGCCACCTACCCAGAAGCAGACGTTAGGGCCAAAGTTCCAGAGGAGCAGATTACGCTCCCGACGGACAGCCGAATCTCACTAGATGCGTCTGCTTCGCACGAAGTGCTGTTGAGTAGGTACCTAGAGTATAAGGGTATTGAGGAGGACGAAGCAGAATGCTTAAAAGCCGTGGGCCTGGAGATACTAGGGAGTCTTTAATGCTACTTGCTGACAGGTACGAGAACCCTAACTACGAACTGTCTGCTCAAGAGCACAGCACCTCCATGGACTGGGGGTGGCTGCGTGAGAAGGAGAAGACCCAGAGCTACGAGTTCTACACCTACCTGACGGTGGAGATTGCGCTGGAGCGTTGGGCATTCCTTATCAACCAGATAAAGATTACGTACTACACGAACTTCATGCTTGGTGGGCCCAAAGAAGACAGCGGCGACGGCAACCTCTCGTGGTTGCGCTCCGTGCTCGACGAGGCGCAAGCGATGCTCGACGAGATGAAGTGGCTGTGGGATTTTGTTGACAACTATAAGTACCCACATCCGATGGTGTTCGACGAGCAGAAAGCACCCGAGTGGCGCAAGCAGAGAGGTGCCGATTTCTTCTATCGAGCGCTGAAGAAGAACAACGCGCTGAACTATGTCTGCCTGATGCGCGATATGATCGTGCTGTTGGAAGCCGACAGAGAGGATCCTTTTATCTGATGCTTGCCCCTCCCCCTCTGGTCCTCTCCTACGATTATGATGTGCACGACGACAGGCAGTTCCTTCGTCTTCGTCTGCTGCAAGACCACGAGGGGGTCTACATGTGCTGTGAAGGGAACGAGAGATTCGTGGAGGCTATTGTGGACCGCGTGTACACAAAGAAGTTCCTCGACCTTCGGCTGCACCGTCCGGAGTGGGTACACGAGGAATCCGCTACAATCGACAGGTTCAGCGGTAGTGGTTACGACGCGGAGACTCAGAGTAATTACACGAAGTTCTTCGCTAACGCATGGTACTCCAGCAAGGAGACCTCGGACATCGCCCTTGGGGAAGTTACCATCAAGCACAGCACCAACGCCTACATCGTTATCCACATCGAAGGGGAATGCAAAAGAACGGTTGACGAGTTGTCTCGTCGCATACAGGTCCCCCGCCCTACAGACTTCCCTTTCAAGATGGTGCGGTGCCAAAAGCACGACGAGGAGTTCGGTCCCCAGGTCCGCACCGGAGGTCACATCACAAAAGAGAAGAGTCTGTGGTGGTCCGCCGCGTGGTACACGACGGAGGGCATACGTCAGGTTTACGGTAGAGGCAAGGATAAGCTAAAGAGATGGTAGTCTGGAGTTCTAACTGATGAATACCTCAAGTAACTCCTCGGAGTATTACCCGTGGTACAAGTATGCCCCCAAGACGAAGCAACTCCACCGACTTGACAAAGGACTCCCCGCCCAGAAAGTCATCTTCTTCTATCGAGGTAAGAAGTACTTCGCTTTCTATGTAGTACACGAGCACCGGTACACAGTGTACGGACTGAACTTTCCGTTCGAGATGCTGGTGGCTAGGCTGCCCGGTTGGGACGAGGACGACGTGCACAAGGATGCCCTGGAACTCATCGAGCACGAACTCAAGATGTGGCTAGCCGGGGTTTGCTTCGAACACGAGTGGCGTCCTGTGAAAGGAAAGAAGAAAGGACAGACGTGTTGTTCACTAGCCATAACAAACAGAAGAAGAAACAGACGGAAGAAGATCTAGATGTCTCGGGTACGATGGAGGATCGACTGATCCCACACGTGAAGAGCGTCGCTGAGCGTACTGAGTGCCTACGTCAGGTGGTCGAGGCAGACATGCGGGACCATGAGCAGCGATGCGTCGCGGAAGACAGGGTGCGACCGTGTGGGGATGTCTGCCGATGCGCGATGCTTGCTAAGGTGATGATGTCGGTCACCATCGCCAGCGCCGAGATGAATAGCATGCTGCAGGTGGTGGAGGGACGGCGATGAGAGATAGTTCCGTAAATTTTTAAAAAATCTAAAAAGTAAAAAGGAGAGATAACATGACCCAAGACATCGACGACGAGTACATTGCCCGTAACTGGGAAGGTATTGAATACGACCACAAGAAAGTTAGGTTTGCTTTGGACCGAGCGTTCCTGAAGTACCCAGAGTCCGAGCGGTACGAAAGAATGGTTCTTACCGTACAGGAGATGCTTGACAGGGCTAAGAAGTACGGGACAAGACATGCGATAAATTTTCAGAGATGCTGCCTAAATGCTCTTCTAGCTGACGGGAGGTAGGCTATGCGCTTGAAGGAAGTGACTCTAACAAACTTCCGGTCCTATAAGGGAGTCCACACCTTCAAGCCCCGTTCAGGGGCTTCTTTTATCCTTGGTAGTAATTCCGATAACGGGTACTCCAGCAACGGAGGAGGTAAGACATCCCTCCTGTCTGCTATTGCCTGGGGGCTGTATGGGGAACTGGCGACGGGGTCGGCTAAGGATGCTGTCATCCATTATGGGGAACTCGAAGTAGCGGTTGAGATTAAGTTCGAGGGGCTCGTAGTCCGTAGGTCCAAGAAGCGAGCAAAGCCAGAAATACTTGAATTTTTTTCCGAAGAGTATGGTACCTGGATTCGTGAAGACCTCGACCAAACGCAAGACAAGCTAGACAAGTATGTAGGGGTAAGTAAAGACCTCTTCTATAACGCCTTCTGGTTGGACAATGCTAGTAAGACCGTACAGTTCCTCTTCAAGCGCCCCGCAGAGCGCCTACAGGCCCTTCAGGACCTTCTAGGGGAGGGGTTCTTTGCTAAGGCCAAGAAGGCCGCTACAGCTAAAAGACAGGCAATAGACACGCAAATCAGCAAGATAGAGAGCGACCTCCCCTGGCTCGAGAAGCAAGAGAAGGCCCACATTTCTAGGGTGTTTGATCTTGAGCAGCAGCTTATAAGGGAAGAATCGAGAGTACAAAAGGCAGAGCAAGAAAACAAGTCCCTACTCCTCTCCCAGGAGGAAGATCTGAACAAGCTTGTTAGGTGTGTCGAGGTTCTTGTCTTTGAAAGAGACCAGCTAGCCGAAAGGCTAAACATAAGCCCCGAGGAACTAATCCGAAATTGCGCCCTTCTCGAGGCCCAGATCCGCCAAACAGAGGACAAGTTCCAAAAGCAGTACACAGGGAAAGCAGACAAAACATGCCCCACATGTCTTCGACCACTAGAAGCAGAAGATAAGAAGGTGCTAGAAGAAGAGAAGAACAAGCTGTTCAAAGACCTCACAAGACTAAAAAAAGCCCTCGACACAGAAAAGAAGAAAAAAGACGAAGTACAGAAAGAAAAGAAGAAAATCGACAAAATCTCTTCTGAGATTTTAGAAGCAAAAACAATGATAAATATTAAATCCAAGACGATAGAAGAAAACAAAAAGAGAGTCGTAGTAGAAGACAAAGCTCTTCTGTCTAGGTTGAGGGGTTTGATTGAGAAGGAGCGAGAAAACCTAGAGACAACGAAGAGAGAGCAGAAAGAAAAAAAGTCACTTCTTGAGAGTCTTAAAGAAAGAGTTCCTATGTATAGGTTCTGGGAGGAGGGGTTTGGGAGCAAGGGTATCCAGAATCTTCTTCTAGACGATGTTCGTGGGCTTCTCGACCAGTTCACGAGAAACTACTTGGCTCATTTTTCTGGGGAAGTTCTTAGGGTAGTGTACCCTAAGAGTGATAAAGGGTTTGAGATTTTGGTCTCCTATCGAGGAAAGGAGACTCCTATTTCAAACCTGAGCCGAGGAGAAGTAGGTCGGGCAAACATGGCCGTTCTTCTAGCTCTTCGAAAGATGCTTCTGTTTATGAATAGGAGCAAGATAGACTTCATCGTATTGGATGACGCTATCTCCGACCTAGACGAGAGCGGAACCCAAAGTATCGTAGACCTGGTTGAAGTTCTTTCCAAGGAGGTTGGTTCCGTGTTCGTCACCCTTCCACAGCACCTTCCAACAATCAAACAGGAACTTGTTGTGAGGGTATCAAAAAAGGACGGAGCTTCTTGCATCCTGTAGGTTGGGGAGTAGAATGAGAATTTTAGGAATAGACCCAGGAACTCGTAAAGTTGGGTGGGCTATCTTTGATACAGAACTGCAGTCCTTCACGTCGCACGGACATTCTATTTTTGACGATCCTGATATTGACTATCGTTTAGAGGGGATCAGGATATGGCTTTTTAGAATGCTCGAAAGCACCTGGAGGGATGTTAGTATTGTCTCTTACGAGAAGATGTTCTCAAACGGAACGTCGGCAGACGCCCCCCTAGCGACGTTTACGTGGCTTCTTCGTATTGCCACTAAGAAAAGTTTCAGTAAAGACGACGCTGTAGAGATAAAAGAGATCCCCCACTCTCTAGCCTACAAGTTAGTGTGCGGGGAGGGGTCTGTTGAGAAGAAGTGGGTTAAGTCTGTCCTTGAGTTAACGTACAACGCCAAGTTCAGTACGCTAGACGAATCTGACGCCGCAGCAATGGCACTTGCCGCTTGGAAGCGTGGGTACGAACAGAAGCCAGAAAAAAAGAAGAAGCCCCGACTCAAAAGAGTGGAGGCCTCCCTTCACGAGATAGACGATTGTCTATCGTCGTGATACCTACGCCTTGCTGCGAGCCCGACGGGCCTTCTTACGCTTACCTCTAGCCATTGAGATCCACCTCCTTTCTAGGATTTATAAGTTTCAGCAAGCTCCACGGCTGCCGCCTCTAGGGGAGACTTTCATCTTTCTCTTACCCTTAGCCATTGAGATCTACCTCCTTTCTAGCATACTACTTTCTAATAATAGGGGCCCCTAGTGGGTGCTGATCTGTGTCTGACATCATCTGCTCCCACGAGGACGGTCCTGGAGCGGGTGGCGGAGGAAGTAGGTGAGAGGGGAGTAAAGAAGTCCCCAAAGTGACCTGCTCTCCGGAACCTCCGTATGTGTTTTGCCCCGTATCCATTTGTCGAGATTCCCACCAGTCCGTCGGGCCCAGAAGAGGTTGTGTATGTCCTATTGGGGTGCCTAAAGAATGTTGTGCAGTGTCCCGAAGAACTCTATTGAAAGGGTATCGTGCTCTTTGTTCGATCACTTGACCTGTTTCAGGATTCCTAACTACGTCTGGGTAGTACCAGGGCAAGGGATAAACTTGTCTTTCTATTGACGGGTCTTTGTAATTTTTGTTAGACATAGCAATGTCTAACATTGTTCGTATTGTTCTTTCCAACCACTCTGCGTATTGTCGATGTTCGTCCACTGTTACCTCATATGAGGTATAAGCATTGAAATAATAACAAGAACCACCGTTATAACTTGAATCCACACCGCTGTTTTTTCACGGAGACTTTTGGGGTCTTCGTTTTCTTTTATCTTAGAAACAGAGGCCTGAAGATTGTCGATCTTATCTTCAATATGATGAAGACACTCAACAATCCTCACGACCTCTAATTCCAAGGTGTGGACCTTATCCGTGTAATTGGTAACGGAAGACTTTAAGTCTTCGAATCGGGCGTGCCCGTTACTAACCTCAGGCATTCTTTTTCAACCTGGTCTGCAACCAAAAGTGCACCAGCTGAAACAGCCCATTCGCCTGTACTGAGGGGATATAGGCGATAAGCTCACTACAAGCGAAAAGTATTGCAAAAACTTCTGCGGCATGGGAAGAAAGAAAGCTCATTGCATCCATCATTTTCTCCTAATTATAACCGCATTCTTTTCTTTATTATACTCGATATTGAAACCTAATGCAACACATATGGGTCGAAGGTCTCCTCGTATTCTATCATTTTCAATCTCAGCCTTGCAAGGAATTTGAATTTCATCCTCGTCCACAAGAAGAACTCGGATGTTTATCTTTGGAATTTCCATAAGGGCCCAAGGCCGCCGTATTTGCTTTATCTTGTTTCTTCCAAACGTAAAGATCGATCTCTTCATTACGGGGTGGGAGGAGGTAGGTCTGTCTACTATCATGTTCGAGCCCACGCAGGTACCTACGTGGGTTATCGTTCCTTCGGGAAAGTCCCCATACGTATTTGAAAACATAACAATATCCCCGGCACGAACATCCCGTATCTCAACAACGGGGCCGATTTCATTCCCCGCAAAAGAGTTCGCCATATCCTCTCCCGTGTCTTTAAACACGTCGTCGGGATTCGAGGCGATAGGGAGGGCCATACCTGCCTCCCTCCAGGCCGCCCGAGTAAATGCTGCGCACTGAGCGGGGGTGTTAGGTTTAAAATCTCTGCCAACCCAACCATTTAAAACCGTCATGATAGTTTCGAGCTTTTGAATCAGCATCTAGTAGGCCCATTCTCTCCGACGAAGTTTGTAGGGGTCCTCCCCTGTTGGGTACGGCTTCACGAGATTTCCGTTGTATGTGTAGTTTGATACGTCGCCCAAAGTAAACTGGGCGGAGAAGTCTAAGAAAGCAGGCCCCACGTCTTTCCATCGATAAGGGTCGAGTACAGACTTCCCAAGCCGAAGCAACTGCGCGGCCGGCTTGTCAAGAGACCACAAGTCTGAAGTAAGCCAGCTTGTTTGAGGGGAAATCATGGACTCCCAAAGAGTCTCTTCTCTTACTTTTTTCATCTGGTAAGGATTCATTGCTTCTCTAAACTCTTGAGACAATCGAGACCGCACTAAGAAATATCGGTACAGGTCTGCTCTCCAAGACAGTGGGTTTAAATTTTTTCCTGCGGTTGTTTGAAACAGGTGTACCCACTGGTCCCACGGAAAATCTATCATAACACGGCTTTGATTTCCACGATTATCAAATGAATAGGGGATAGGCATCGTCTTCGCCAGAGCCTCAGGTAGATGCTCTCTGTCGTATTCTTTTGTGTCTAGCATGTTGTCTGTTACGTAGTTTCTCATGAACTGAGCCATTACGTACTTCGACGGGTTCTGAATCATGTTTGGAATATGGAGAAGCATGTTCTGCACCTTCCAAGAGAAGAAGGGGAATGCTGCATATCCAAAACTCTTTGCATTTGGGTTTAGGTTTCTTGCACTATAATCAATAAGGAAGTAGTTCACCCAGTTTGCAGCCATGTTAGGAGGGATTCCCTGCTTAAGAAGCTGGTCAAACAGGGTTATCTTTACACCTCGGTCTAGCACGTCAAATACAAGGGTAGAAGCAATTCCTTTGTCCCAAATTCTACCTGCGGACCAAAAAGGATTTCTTCCTAGCTTTACATTCTCTGCCACGCTTCGGAACTGGGCGGACCCTCTAAAATGCGTAAGGCCTGACCTAACTGCCATTCTGTGGGTGGCGCTATCTTCGAGCGCTTGCGCTACCCGAGTCATGTAGTTCATTATCCCGGGATGGCGTGCTTCGTACTTAGAGGCTTCCTTTGTTGCGTCGTAGATAGTGTTAAAGAACCCTACCGGATTAACCCCCGCTATGTACGCAAGACCGAAGATGTTCTTAAGGTGAATAAGGTTAAACTGCACTGTCAACTTCTGTACAAAGTTCCAGTAGTCAGAAATAACCTGCATAACTCCGTTTCTTATTTGGTAGTTGGGGAAGTACTGCTTAAGGTATCTATAGACATCCCCCGAGATGTAGTGGCCTTCTAGCGCTGGGATCAGCCCATTTGGACCTCCCAGGTTATGCCATGCGGTAGCCCCGTTTGCGTCTTTAAGGGTCTCCAGCTGCCTCCTAAGATCTTCTGTAGAAGGCTTCCTTATTACCGAGTTGTTTGGGAGGTACAGGAGAAGATTTGACAAGGCCTTTCTGTTTAAGATAGCAGTAAGCTGCTTTTTCTTTGCGCTTGCCCGAGACGAAATTACATCGTCGTCTACTCGAATGTTCAATGCCTCTTCGCCCTGGGCGATTCGCTCTGCATTACACTTTTCAATCTCGTGCATAACTCCCGCTGCGTCTTGCAGGGTTCTGTTCTTCTCTCCAGAGAAGCCTCGGGAAATCTGGTTACTGGCGCCAGGACCTGTCCCCGTATAGACCTCATCAATACCTACATCCATGTCTTCAAGATTTCTCTTGATCAGGTACTGCTTGAAAGCTTCTATGCCTTTTTTATCTCCGACTAGGTCGTAAGGATGCCAGTTTTTGCGGTACATCGGCATCAGACCGGACTCCCAAGAGAGCCCGAACTGGCGAATACTGTCCTTCTCTAGCCCGCCGAGCCAATCAGCAACAAACTCATTGACAGCCTTCTCTGATCCAAAGACCTTCTCTAATCCTGTAATAGAATCTAGTGCTTCGCTCTCTGCGATAGCGAACACCCGAAGGTCTCTTTTTATCGAGGAAGGAAGACTGTTCTTTCTCTGACTCGAAGACAGGGTAATAATATCCTTTAGGGGCATCTGCCCAATAAGACCTATGTTATCCCCCGCTGCCGTATGAAAATAATGAGCAAACTTACCGGAAAATTTTACAAGGTCTTCTTGTAGTTCTCTAGTAACCGTAAGTTTTGCCTCTAAAGTTGGATTTGCTTTCAATGCTGCCTTGTTTAAGAGCTCTCCATTAAGTTCGATTCCGTATTCAATACATGCCGGGTCTAGGTTTGCTCGAGACTTCTCGAGATCCTGAACAACCTCTAGAGCCCCGTAGTTAAGCCCGACTCTTCTAAACACGATGTCGCCTAGCTGATCTATTGTGTCGTAAACTCCGCCAGGCTTAAAAAGAAACTTTAGAGCCTCTTTTGGATTTCGAATTGTTTGGAATTGACTAAAACTTGTCTGGAGCCGGCTAAGTTCTTTTGTGTGCTCGTTAAGAACAATCTCGTTTGCTTTGTCTATTGCGTACTTGTACTGATACCCAATACGATCCATTAGTGCGGTCTTTAAAGAACCCTGAAGGTTTGCTTCAGAGATATCGGCCATTGTTTCAATAAGCTTCTTGAATCTCCACTCAGGAAGGGAGTCGATAAAATTGTTCAGCTCCGTAGCCTGTGCGGGAGTAATTTCCATGTTGGTTACTTTTTGAGCGATGTTTGTCTTGAACTGCGCACGGATTCTTTGGTTTACCTGCGTAAGGATATTTAAGTTTTGTACATTTCTATTCGGCGTGTAGGTGTTGTAACGCGCCTGATAAGACCCTCCTGGGGCGGGGGTTTGAACAACGGTTGATTGCGTGGTGTAGTAGTTATTTCTAGACGAACTAGTGAAAAAGTCTCTAAACTGGTCGTCTTCTAGTAGATTTTTAAGAACCCGGATACCATCTAGGTTCTCTATGTTCTTTGTTTCAAACGCATCGTTTATTGTCTTCTGCAGAGATGCGTAGTTTTTAGTGATATCTTTTAGTTGCTCAATGATGTTGTTTTCTAATCTTCGGTGTGCTGCCGCTACAGGGTAGGAGACCGTGGATCTCATCATGTCTTCGAAAGCAAGAAGCATTCTAGTAAGGCCTCCGGACAGCTGCCTTTGCATCTTGTCTTTTCCGAGTATCTTGGAGATCTGATCAGGGGTGTATCCTTGTGCGAGTAGACGAGCCTTTTCTTGGTTCTCTCTTTTGACTGACCCGCCCTTGGCCTCAAGCATCAACTCAAAAAGCTCGATAGTCCACTCTTTCTTCTGTTGCGCAGAGATTCGAGGATCCGATATCTGATTGACAAGGTGCTCTATGTCAGCGGTAGCCGTTCTAAGTTTGCTAGAAGCCTCACTAGTGATGTTTCTAACATCTTCAAAAGCTCGGTCCAGCCTGAACCCGGCTTTTCTCTGCGTATGCATGATGTCGCCATGCGTCGTATTCAAGTAGTGATAAATATCCGATACTGACCCCTGATTGGTGCCGGTATGTGCGTACTTAATAAGATTCTGTGGGTCTAGCATGGCCCTCATTCTTGTGATGGCCGTGTCTAGTTTGGTTGCTTCGGTAGCAAAGTAACCGTGGGGGAGGTGATGCATAACCTTAGAGAACACAGACAACGTAGTCATAAGATTCTCTAGATGAAGTCTGCGGTTGTTTTTTCCGGTAATAGCCCCAATTTCGTCAAGAACAAATTTCTGTAACTTAGCTTCGTCAACAAGAACTTTAGACCCGGTTATCTCTGTGATATTATCAAATATAGGGTCTTTCTGAATCATTGAAATAAGATGTTCAAATTGAATAGCATTTAACTTGCCCACGTCTACAGGAGAATTTCCTAAAGACGAAGCGCCAAAAATTGCTCTTCTATTGTTGTTCGTAGGGGAGACGTACCCTATAGTAGCATTTACAAAGCTGTTCACCTGGTCAAGGAGGGCGGGATCAACAATAGTCTCTAACGGGGCTCTAAGCTCTGGCGTATCTCGTACTGACTCAAAGAATATGCTCCTAAAGGCTGTCCCTATTGCAGGGATGGGGGAAGGGGCTATCTTGATTCCGCGTTCCCTACTGTCTCTATAGTTTTCCCAGTTACTGAAGTCATGCCCTACATGAAGTCGGATGTAGGGAAGGCCGTCAAGGGCTTCTTTCTCTACGTAGGCGGCGTAGGCCGCAATGTTCCTGATCTTGTCCGACAAAGGGGCGGGGCTTACGCTATCAAAAAGGTCTAGATTTATTTTTGAATGTTTCTTTAACTCTGATATCGGCAGCTGTAAAAACTCATCCCTTATCTCTTCAAAAGACTGATTTCTTCTAGTTTTAGGGTTATAAAATATTTTTACGCTGCTCTTATCTAGCGCGGGATTGATGTACTGCATAAGGTTCGGGTCTGTGTAGGTCTTCGCAGCCTGAGGGAATTCCTGAACTATGTGAGACCCCTTCGGCTCTCTTACTTTTAAAGTATCCGCCACCATATTAGGAACCACGATATGACGGATGTTCTCTGGTGTCAGCTCGTCAGCAAGGGTAGCGAACCTTCTAGCTTCCATCTGTCGTTCGGGGGAAGCCCCCGCAAGGGTTGGATGTTTTTCTAAGATACTTAGGGCATCTCTTGTTAGGTGACGTGGGCCAAAAGAAACAGCACGAGAAAACTTGTTCTGAAGTTTAATGTCTGCCGCAAAACCCGCAGCCTCTGTGACCCATCTAGCGGGGGCTGCCCATCCTCGACTGTTTGTGTACTTGTACGCAGCCTCATAGAGAGACGCGGTCTCGTCAAACCCTGCGGCAGCCGTTATCATCGAAGCAGGAGCATTAAACGGTAAGTTAAAGGCTTCTAGGGCTGTCAGCGGTATCGCCCAAGAGCTTTCGCTTCTACTTGCCCAAGCATTTTTTACCGGGGCCGTCATGTTATGAATAGAGCGCCAAAACCACTTACCGGCTGCGTCGTAACTGCTAAGCGGATTAACGGGGTCTAACTGATAGTTACTTAAAGGATCGTCCCAATTCCCAGTAGGCTCGGGGGTTTTCTTTCTACGAGCGTCAAAAACAAAAGGCTCGTTAGGCCTCTGGGAGTCTCCCTTTTTAGGGGAAAAATCAACCCCTTCTTTGTGGGTTCGTACTTGCGGAGACTCCCTACCCGCTGAAGTCCTCTTCTCCGCAGGAGTCGAAGGAAGAGGTTCGATCTTGGCTTTTCTTGGCTCCATTGGCGGGGCAGGCCGACTATCCGTCGGAGCCATAGGGTCAAAAGACTCTCGCCTATCGATGGGAGCCATAGGGTCGAAGGATTTTCTTTTATTTAACTCCTCCTCAGATGGCGGAGGATTAAAAGGGTCAAACTTATTGATCTTTCCCACTAAATGGAACTCCTCAGGTAATCGTCAATGCCTTTAATAATTTCTGGGCTTGAACCCGAGGTTCCTTTAGAAGTGGACGTTGTCGATCCTGTTGTTTTGCCTCGAATCGTTTCCTGGTCTTCTGCGGAAAGTTTAGAGTTAAAATACTTTAAAGCCTCTTGGCGCCCAACAAACTTAGGCGATTTCTTTCCTTTTCCTGACTCGTTAAATCTTTCAAATACATTGCTCTGTGCCCCTGTAGCGTCATAGGTAGGAGCAAAACTAGTCTCTCCGGTTTCGGCATTCTGCAGATACCCGCCAAAAGAAGTTACAGGCCCCTTTGCACGGTCTCCTGACGGAACCCCTACCGAACTACTCGGCATTTCCCGGACTCCGCCACCCGTCGCCCGACTTCTTGGGAAACCGGAACGATCAAGCATCCAGTCCGCGTACCTGCCTGCCTTGCCCATGTCTATGCGCTCTACCTCAGCAATTCTTTTCTCATGCTCTTGAATAATTTTCTCGTCATCTCGCAAAGACTGCCCGGAAGTCTGCTGCAATCTGTTAGACTCGTCTACTAGGCTGATTCTTTTTTGCATGTCCGCCGAAATAAATTCAGATACTCTCTGCTGAATAGGTAGTCTTATAATGTTTCGAACGTTTGCAAAGGGCATTCCAGGCTCAAACATTCTTTCTGCTTGATGCTTGGTCAAGGCCCCGTCAGCGATAAGCTGCGCGGCCTGAAGAAATGTTCTGTGGATCTCTACCTGATCTTTTACGGCCTGCCGATTCTCCTGCGGGACCTTTAGACGGGCAGCGAGCTCTTTGTTTAGCTGGTCCACCTGCATCTTTCTTTGGGGCTCGTAAATGTTCTTTATGAATCCCTCGGTGTAGTGGCCCCACATCTTAGCGCGCTCAGTCTCTTGCTTCAGTGCTTCTTCCCGTCGCTTGTTTTCGAGTTCTGATTGACTCTTTTTCATCTCTGCGATTTTTGAAACAATCTGAAGAACGTGCATCCTGTCCGTGATCTGCTTAGACTCTGCGGCGCTGGATGCCGTTGCGGCCTTGCGTATGGCTTCTTCTGACGAAGAAGAAGAAGAAGAAGACGTATGGAGCGGGGACCACCATCCCGGATCAGACATAAAAACTCCTAGGAGACCGTATAAGGAGACGTCGAAGTTCTGCTCATCATGTTGTTCAGGGTTTGATTATACCCAAACATCCCAGACATGTCTTGCCCTGGCGATAGGTTTCCGAATTCTTGATAGGATGTCCCATACGGGCTATAAGACATCGAAGGTTGACTACTATTCATTTGAGGGGTGTCGGATATAGATTTTGATTTACTTTCATCAAAATAAGAGTTTCCGACACTGTACCCCCTACCTTTAGGAAGGTTTTTCATCGCGGCGGCAACTTCGTTCTGAGGGATCTCCGACGGATTCCAGTTATTAAGAATAGACTTCCTCATGTCGTTCGGAAGCCGGTCTAGATTTTTTACGTAGTTTGGAGGGATTTGATGAGTTTTTTCGTAATAGTCGTCTATTCTTTTTTTCTGGGCGGATTCGTACCTTGCTCGATTAATCATCGCAGCCATCGGGCTCCGCATCTGCGACGGGAGGCGCTGAAACTGCTCTTCGGACATCCCCCCCGGACCACCCTCGAGGGCTGCAATTCTCTGGGCTAGGCGTCTTGCGACAAAGTTAACGATACCAACATCCGCGCCCGCATCTTGCATTTTTTCAAGATTCATGGCCATCGTCATGATGTCGTTTAACTCTTCGTCGGGGTCCTTCTTCTCCTCTGCCTTGGCCGTCGGCTTATTGGGTGTTTCTGTTGTTTTTGTTTTGTTGGCCTCGGAAATCTCGTCGGAGCCTCCGCTCGTAGTACCCCCAGTAGCCGTAGAAGCAACTTCCTGCTGCTTCTTGATCGATGCTAATTCTTGCTGCTTCTTGATCGATGCTACTTTTATTTGTTGCGCATGCTGCTGTTTTTGTGCTAACTGCCCCTCTGCATACTTTAAGCTACTCGCCCACTTAGGTCTGCTAGAAAGAGGCATAAGAGGAGCATAGTATTTTAACCAAGATACGGTTCTCTGTAGCTGAGCTACATTTTGCTGATTAGTGTGTAACTGTTGTTGAACTTTTTGGTATGCATCTGCAGTGGCCCGTTCAGTTATTCTATAGTACCCAACCTCCATGTCTGCTAATTCTTTAGCATATCCGGAATTTGGGAACTTTTTATTTAAATTAGATAATGCGCCAAAAACAAAAGCGTATCTTTGATAGTCATCACTAGAAGGGGTGTTCCTACTATCTGAATACTTAATATTTAGGTTATCATAAACAGGTCTACATACCTTTTCATAAAAAGTAGCCCACTGATCTTGAGACCACGCGGGATTCCCTTGAGATTGGATGTATTGATCATATAAGTTATTTACTAATTTTTGATCTGCTGGTTTGATTGGATGTTCTTTACCATAATTTTTTTGTCGGGTGGTTCTTTGGTTCTCGCCAGACTGTCTAACCAATTCTTCTGGGACGTCATCGGGCAATTTCTCCTCCTTAGGAATAGGCCTCCAATACGATGTCCCGCCTCCGGGGGCCCGATAATCCGGACGAACAAGTTCTGATATAGTTCCATCTTCTTCTACTCTATATTTATCAGGCATAAAAAATCCCTCCTAAACTAAGGCACTAAAATTTATCAAGGGAAAGAGGCAGAATTAAGAGAATTATAGTCTTTCAGCATATTCCCGGAAAGAGCCGATGGGTTTTTAATCTCTGTCCACGACCCGTTTTCGTATGCATAAGTAGGGTTGCTCGACCCGGGACCAGACGTAGTTGTAGACCCTCCGGGGACGTTGGAGTACCCTCCGTAAACCACATTTCCGCCTCCGTCCGTAGGGCTAATACCCCAGGAAGGGATTAACTCCCAATTACCTGAGTTTGAGTTGAACCTAAAATTGTTTCTCTCCTGAGACCTGGCCTCGGAGTCGGTGATCTCGGTTCTTTGCTTTTTGTCCTGACTTTTAGTGTCTTTGTCTTCGCTCTTCCCAAATCCAGTATTGTTTCTGTACTCTCCGCCCATATCGGGGAGGTAGTTTGTTCCACCGCCACCGCTGTTTCCAGCATAGTCCTGTCTTGGGTACTGCATAGCTGTTGATGCCGCCTGTGCTAAAAGTTGCCTAATATAGTTTTCGTAATTGCCTGCACTGCTGACTGCCGGCTGATACGCCATCTGCATCATCTGGAGAGATGCGTTCTGGTTGGCGAGGGGGGACCTACCGTGCCCCATCCCCTTATACTGCTGCTGGATAAGGGCGTTCAAAGAAGGCTGAAGAACCCCCATGTTCGCTGCGTAGTACTGTTGGAGGTTATTCCCGTACTGCCCTACTGTGTTTCCGGCGGCTGCGGCTGGATTAGCCACACCGCTGTAGAGTGTGTTCCATACCTGCCCTGGCTGTGAATAGCTATACATTACTCACTCCAAGACCCTAGAGTAGTGCCCTCTAGGAGGTAAAATTGTACCGAACCCTTTATAGCCGAGTTACCGGAAGAAGTCCTAAGGGCCAAGCAGTACCCCGGCTGCAGGATGATAGGGGTCTTGAAGGTGTAGGTGCTCGTGTCGTGGACTCGGATAGAGTCGATTTCAGTCATCGTGGAAGTGGTAGTGATGCCCGTACCGATAGACACTGTCCAGGGGCACGGACGCACCGTAGCAACGTTTTTGTTGACAGGGGATGTGTTAGTGGACCCCACTACCGTAGGGGTTGCGTAAGGCCCTACAAGGACGTCTACGCGCTCGTCCGCTACGCTCGCCAAGTTAACTACGTCGACGACTACGGGAGTCGTAGCAGTATTACTTCCAATCATGAAAAAGATTGTTGAGCCTATCGACGGGGTAACAGAGATGAATGAAGAAAAAGCTCTTCCGTCGTAGGTGTAAGAAAGAGACTCTTCACGAGAGGTTGAATAGGTTAGAAGACGGTTTCTAGTGTCAACGCCTGCGTTAGAGACAGGCCCCCCGGCCCCGTTAGAGATCTGCATGATTACTCCTCGACGTCAGAATCTAAAATTTCTTCGCCCGTAAGTAGGGCCAAATACATATTACCTTTTCTAACCTCTCTAAGCAACTCCGAAAGAACTGACAAAACTGTAAGGGACGTAGTCTCTAAAGCCCCGCCACTACCATCGGAACCACTAGAAAAAGATACGAGAAGAGACCCCTCTTCGTCGACCTGGAGGAGGGTTGAGTTTCCTTCCGGGTCTTCGGCAATAGCCGAGTCACTAGGGTGCTCTTTAAAACCACTCACTTAGACACCCCCCCGTTTATCATGATGCTCACGACCCCTGGAACAGAGGCCTCCATGTAGATAACGTCCCCTGAGTTGCTTAGGACTTCAAAACCCGTCCACTGAGAAACTGCGCAGTCTCCAGTCTTTGAGTTTCTTGGGGGCAGGTACCATCCAGGTATCAGAAGGTAGGAATCCGAGATAGACTGCGTGAAGGGGACAATCCATACCTTCACGACAACACCCTCGTCAGAGGAGTTGGCCATGTTGATCGAACGAATGGCTACCACCGGGTACTGGGCGGTGTTATGAACGTAAGCAATACTCGGGGCGGTTCCGGCCGTGCCTCGAAAAAAGTTTCTCCACAGTACCATTAGATCTCACCCATCATGAACACAAATTCGTCAGAAGTAGCGTTGTCCGTTATTACTGCAGGCTTTATCTTTGGGTTTGTGTTGTTCATTATGTTGAACACTTTTTGATTGTTCAAGAACAACGCCTGAAGAGCCTCTTTTACCGGCCGATGCTGATAGTTCTGCCAGGTGTAGTCCGGATTTATTTTTATTTTTTGTGTTGGTTTTTCTTCTTCTTCTGCCATACGACCTACTGAATAGCAAGCAGGTTGTATCTAGCCTGCCTGAAGTCTACGTACATCCCCTGAATCAATAAGTTCGTCCCAGTTACCTTGATAGCAAATTCGTTGAACTCCGTAGGGGTGCTGTCTTCTGTGCCGTCTAAAACAGGGAGAGTGCACTGGCAAGGGAGGCTCGTACTGCTCATTGCGGGGGTTACCTGAGTGACGTTTTTGAATCTGTCCGTAAAGTAGAATGTTATCGAGATATCTTCGCCTTCCCCGTAAATAAGGCATCTTCGGAACTGTTTCGTAAGTACACGATCCCCAAAATCCAGGGCCCTAGACTTCACTTCGCTGACTACGCTAATCTCCGGAAGGGAGTCCGATGTGGGCGCGTCGTTTTTCCCGATGTAGTCTGTCTGATCAATAAAAGGCTGAATGTATAAGTTTCCATCCCCGCCAGGTATCATCATACAATCCCAAGGAGAAGAGATGTACTTCACGACCCCCTGCGGTGGGTTACTCTGTCCGATCCCCGTAGTGTTCGGGAATGGTTGATAAGACCAGCCCCCAAAATAGGTCTTATCTAGTGCGTAAATGTCTGACATCTGACCCGACGTGCGGGCTATCCGTACAAACGCCTTCTTATCGTTGAAGGCGACGGAAGAGCCAGGAGTGAACTTTAGCTGGTCTCGTATCTGGGCGGAGGCTAGGTTTACGGACCCGTCGTAAATGTAAAGATTGTTCATGAAACCAAACATGATGGTAGACCCGTATTGGGTCACCATGTCCCTGGCCGCCCCTACTTCGGGATGAAGGATACCTACAATAGGGAGGGTCTGGATGTCCCCAGAGATGTATAGGATACCTTTATCACAGAACACAAGGATGCGGTCATCTAACCCTACTAGATTGGTAACATGCCCCCACTGAGGCTCTATGGTCACCTGGTTTACTTCCGGCCAAGTTGTTATGTCTGCCGTCTCTGTCCATCGTATTGTGTTGCTGTTGTCACAAGCCGCTACTAGTGCGTTCTGGTAAATACAAACAGAGAAGGCCCCCGCAGGAGAGTTGTCTAAAACCGTTGCGGAAGCAGAGAACCCGTCCCAGTAACAGATGTGTGGCCAGTTCTTGTTGGCCATTATAAGTACGTTTAAAGCTGTTTCAGCCATTACAGAGACAGCCCCAGTCTTTGTAGATTATTACTAGAGTCTATATAGTAAACATGATTGTCCGATACCACTATGTCGGGATACTGAAAGTCTCTATCCGCTGCTTCCCACTGAGATCCTTGCCAATTAAGATTGGCGGATACCAATCCCACAGTAGTGAGGCTATTGGCGGTGAGTTTGTGTAAGTTACAAATATTAGGATTTATTAGGTCTTTTATGAACAAGAGTATTCCGTTCGACCCTGCTCCGTTGGCAACTACATGAAACATGTTTATAGGGCTGTAAATACCATTTACTATTCTGTTTGTGATTGGTCCTGACCCGTCGTTTGTAGACGGGTTAGGGTAAGAGGCCCCTAGATTAAACGAGTCAAGAGCATTGCCGTTATAGTCATAAGTCTTTATTTCTATGTTGTGCCACGGGAACGAGGCGAATCCGTTAGAAGATAGGTATCCTGGCTTGTATAGGGCAGGCTCTGTGCACTGAGAATTCCAGAACAGCAGCCCAAAGAATTCTTTACCGGGAAACATGTACTGCGGTATCTTGGCGGTTTCTTTACTGCCCGGCATAGACCCTGGAAGAACTGTAAAATTACCCGTGCTTATGTTGTTTAGAACAACTCCCGTGTTTTTATCGAAAGACCTCACCCACCCCTGGCTACCCACCAAACCTCTAACTACTTTGGTATAAGGAGCTACAGGACACCAATATAACGGTCCCGTAGTAGCCGTCTGATCTAGGTTAGTACCTCCTAAAAAGTACCCTGCAGGAGACGGAGGGGGGAACACTGAGGGACTGTCCGCTATGAACCCGTAAGCAATTTGATAAGACAAAGCAGGGGGTGGGTCGGGATTCGTATAGGTTATTGTAGAATAATCATTTTGGGTCATGTTTATGCTCGCCCCGGATAACCACACCTTGTTTTTTAAGATACGAACTCGTGGAGAAATTGTTACTGCGTCTTTTTCTGTTTTTAGTTCTACCGACCAAACCACCTCTAGATTTTTATTCATGCAGATAAGCAGAGCGGAGTCTATCACCAAAGCGCCTGGCTCGGGAGGGTCTCCGTTATAAGCAACTACAAAAAGCCTATCGTCCTCTGTCGCTATGCCCATACTGCCTAGTACAGAGTAGGAAGGTATAATTTCATTGTATTCTTTAGTGGCTATTATTGCCCCCGTAGTGTAAGAAAACGAAGTTATAGACGGAAGCTTAGTGTCCCCAGAAAAACAAACCACCCTGTCCGAAAGAAAACATAGCTCTCGAGCATTAGTTATGCTAGAAGTAGCCCATTGAACAACCCCTGTGCTAGCCTTTATTTTGCAGAGGCCATTAACGGTTGAGGATGAGTGGGTTATTGCCGCATTCCCGTACCAAAAGTTACTGTCAAAAAACCCATAAGAATAACTGTTAGGAGCCCCTGTTGACGGGACGTGCCACACAGTACCAGACGCGTCTTTTTTAATGCAGTAGATGCCCGGATTGGTGCCGCCGTAAGATCCATCAGATCTAACAATGATGTTGTCTTTCGTAACGACCAGTCCTCGAGAAAGCCCATTCATATTAAATCCTTAAGGGGGGGTTAGGCCAAGAACAGCCGCACCCCATGATGTGTCTACAAGGAAGGTATTCGGTAGTTCCGTGTTCGGGTTTACTTCGGCCCTAGTCCCGCCGCCCCCGGCCCCGTTCCAATCCCCTACCAAAGGCGGAGGCTCTGGAGGGACGGGGGGTCCGGGCTCGTGCTCACCCTCCCCCGAAGGGGGCACTGTTCCAGGCGTTCCTGCTATGAATGCAGACGCAAAGTTAGTTCGGGCAGTACTGCCCTCGTAAGGCACAGTGAAAGACCCAAAGTTAGCCCGTAGCCCGGGTCGCCAGTTTGTGGAGGGTACGTGGAAGTAGTAGACGTAGCCCTGCTTAGCTACTACAATGTACAGCCTTCCGTCGTTTATACCTAAGTTGGCGATACCTATAATCGGATTAGATCCTAGGACCCCTCGGTCGTGTGCTAGTGTCGTGCCTGTCCGCGTTGTAATCCATCCGCTTCTAGCAAC